CCGTTCGTCCTTCGTCACGTCGCCCGGATCCTTGTGCAGAATGCCGCCGGCGGTGATCTTGTAAAGGTCGTGGCCGACCCCGGCATCGAAATCACGGAACGCGTCGATCTTCCACATTTCGCCGGCGAGCCACGCCAGCACGCGGCCTTCGATGTTGGAATAGTCGGCCGCGATGATGCGGTGGCCGGGCGCGGCGATTAAAAGACCGCGCAGGATGTCCGACACCGCGCTCAGTGGCTTCTCGTACATCATCGCCAGCATGTCGTGATCGCCGCTGGCCACCAGGTCGATCAGCGTGTCTATGTCGAGTTCTTCGGGCCGTTTCAGGTTCTGCGGCTGGAAGCGGCGCCCGCCCCACCGGCCGGTGTTGGCGGCGTGGAACTGCAACAGCCCCTTGGCCCGGTCATCCTCCGGCGACTTGCCGTTGAGCAGCGCGTCGATCTTGGCGACGGACGCTTTCGCGCTTTCCTGGCGCACCAGCAGCACGTCGCGCACGATCTGCGGGATAGGATTATCTTCCTCTAGAAGCGTCTCCATCGCGGCCTTGTTGATGGAATCGCACTCAACACCATTCTCGCGAACGAACGTCACGATCTGGTTGCGGTTCGAACACCGGCTGACCGCGTGGTTGGTCAGCGTGCGCATCCGCTCGTCGAGATCGGCCTGCGCCTGTTTGACGATGGTCTTCGCAGCGTTCGCCAGCTGCTCGTCGACCAGAACTCCGCGGTCGTTTATCCGCTGATCGAGGTGCCATAGCTTCAATTCGAAATCCGAGAGTGGCCGGATCCGCTTGTCGAGATCGCGTTCGACGATCACATCGGTCTTGCAGTAGTCGATCAAGCGGGCCAGCTTCTCCGGATCGTCCCACCATGTGACAAGCGACCCCAACGCGCCGCACTTTTTACAGTCGCGGTATTCAGTGTCGGTGTCGCCCCCATCGTTTGTCCCGACCACTACCACAACGAGCCCGGAGCCCCGGCAATCGGGGCACGTTTCGACTTTCCGTGGCTTCGCCATCTGCATCATCAGCCGGTGGCCGGTCTTGTCCTTGCTGACCTGCAGCGCAGCGGCGGCGCTCGCACCGTCGAGCGAACCCGGCAATCCGTTGGCGTATGCCGTGACCATTGTGCATCTGAATTGCTCGACGTCTGGCTCCGGCCACCCATATCTCGGGCCGAGAATGTAATGCCAGATCGAGCGCTCGAACGCCGCATTGTGCGCGGTCACGGTGCCGCCCATCATGACGTGCTCGTAGACGTCTGCGGGGCACTCGTCGCCGGGCCGCCACACTTTCACCGGTTCCTCGCCGATGGCGTAGCATGCGCACCAGATGTCGGTCGTCGGATGCGCCGCGTAAGGATAGACGCCGGTCTTCTTCAGATCGGCGGCGGACCTCGTTTCGAAGTCGATGTGGAGCGTTTCGGTCACGCGTCCACCTTGACCGTCACGCGGTCGAGAATTGCTCGGATCATCTTCATGCCGGTTTCGGTGTGTTTGGGCTGGACAGGGCGGAAAGCGCGGGAGTCAAACCAAGCATCGAAGCCTTCGATTGTGACATAGACCGTATCCAAGAGCCCCTCGAACTCCCTCCCCGGAACGGCGATGAAAGTGTAAACTTCCCCCTTCTCGGGCACGGGCCACTGGTGCGACGGGTCGTTCGGCCTGAAGTCGTCACGAACACAAACCACCTTGTCACCGGCCTTTGCAGTCCTCCACCAGGTCACGCGAAATCCTCGTCGAACACCGCGAGCCTCCACTTGCCGCCGTGCCTTGGCTTGCGTAGCACCTCAAGCGCCCCGCTTTTCTCGGCGTTGCGGATCAGCGTTGCGCCGCCGGTCGGCGATCCGATCGCGTGGGACAGTTCCCGCGACGTGATCTCGGCAACGCCGTCGACTGCGATCGAGCGCAGGTGCGCGACCAGCTTGGCCCGGGCCTCGCCATGCGCCATGCCGTATCCGCCCCGCGGTGCGCCCGGCGTCACGATGACGTCGCCGCCCGTGCCTGCTACCGCCTCGCCGCCCATCGCGGCCTTGAGCGGTTCGACATCGTCGATGTAATATCCGGCACCCCAAAGCGTGCTGATCGTGATCGGGGTTGCGGCCAGCTTCTTGCGCAGCCTGCTGACATGAATGTCGATGATCTTCGGCTCGGGCAGATCGTGCTGATCGTCGTGCATCATGACGTTGTATGCGTCCTTGCTGTGCACTCGGCCATCGGCCATGCAGATCAGCAACCGCGCCTCGTTGGGCGACAGGCCGAAAACGCGCTGCAGGTTGGCCCGCGCATCGAGCGGCGTGCCTGGCTGCGACGCAATCACCCGTTCTTCGAGGCCCGCGGCGTAGTCGACAAGCTCGTCGCGGCTCATTGTGTCGAGGTCTGCGTTGCGACGGAACGACATCATGCGCCCCCCAACAAAAGCCGGCGACGGTCGGACGGTAGCGGCGCGGACCCTGCCACCTGGCTCGTGCAGAGCTTTCCGAGCGGGTCACGGCACAGGGCCGCTTCGAATGAAATATGGTCCAACCGCATTCGGCTTTTGGTGGTTGACCCGTCTGCCATCAGGCGCACAAAGCCGCCCGACACCTTGGCGTAAAGATACCCGTCCCGGAGATACAGGGGGGTCTGTTTGTAAACGCCGTTCTCAACGAGAACAGCCGCCTCCCCTTCAACTTCCTGAAAGAACCCCATTTTGTCGATCTCCATTTCTCTCAACTTTCAACATCGGCGACACGCGAATGCCGCCGATGTTGCTGTCGTCAGATCATGCCGAGTGCGTGCAGGTACGTGTCCAGCAAGGCTTCCTGCTCGGCAAGGTCGTTGGCGTCCTGCTTGCGCCGGGCAATGACCTTGCGGATCACCTTGGGGTCGTACCCCATCGCCTTCGTCTCGCCGTAGACGTCCTTGATGTCGTCGGCGATCGTCTTCTTTTCTTCCTCGAGCCGTTCGATGCGCTCGACAAAAGATTTCAGTTGATCGCCGGCGACGGAGTTGTGGCCGATCTCGCTCATCAGGCGAACTCGTCCGCGGATCCCATGTCTTCGAGGTCGACGCCTTCGACGGCATCGAACTCGGCAGACGCCTGCACCTTGCCGCCGGCCATCGGGTCGTCGTGCCAGAGCAGCTGCACGTTGACCAGGCCGGGCGACACGCCAGGCAGACCGTCGTTCGGCGGATACCAGTACGGGTTGAGCGACACCCGGCCCCACCGGCCGTTGTAGGTCTCGTCGGCTTCCAGATCCGCAGGCACCGGATGGCCCTTGTGGTCGACAACGCCCGGTGCGGAGCGCGGCTTGCCGTCCTTCTGGAACGCCTTCGAGTTGGGCGACAGCGTGAACGGGTATTCGTCTGCGAAGCCCGCCAAGGATTGCACCTCGGATGTCTTTCGAACAGGGCTGCGCCACTGCGTCGTTGCCCGCTTCTTCTCGGGCACGTTTTCCTCGAACAGACGCTGCGCTTCTTCTTCGAGCGCCGCGAGGTCTACTACGCCCGGTACCAAAAGCTTCAGGGCGTAGTGGAACTTCTTCTCGTTCGTCTCGCTCTTGGACGGCCGGGTGGCCGTGTACAATGATGCGTAGACCATGCGACCGACAACCAGCACGTTGCCGCTCTTTTCGGACAGAACGGCTTTTTTCATGCTGGCGGGAATTTTTTCAATAATCGGAGACATCGAGATTTCCTTATGTTCTCATGTTTACTTACATATCGACCTGATCGAAGTCGGCATTCGCGCCGACCTGCACCGCAGGCCGCGGGTCGTCCGCAGGCACCAGATTGACGCCTGAAGATTTCTTTTCGACGAGGTCGGCCATCGCCGCCTGCCGCTCTTTCGCGTTCTTGCCTGGCCACAGCTTTTCCAGCTGCGCGGGCGAACGCAATTTCGGCTCCGTCATGATTTCGTCCTTGCTGGCCTTGAGCTTCTTCAGCGCGGCCAGCGTTTCGGCCTCATCGATCCACTTGCGGTTGGCGCGCTTGGCCACCAGCTTGAAGCCTGCCGGCGTCTTGCCCGCCATCGCGGCGTCGTGCGCGGCCTGTTGCACCGCTTTGACGTACGACAGCATGCCGTCCGCTTCGCGCAGGACTTTCGCCTGTTGCTCGGGTGTCAAATTGCTCACCTCCGGGTAAATCGTGGGCTCGTTCAGGTCGATGTCGCCAAACTCGGCGCCGGCGTCCTCGAGACGGCGGGCGCGGTTGGCCGGGCACACACCCTGCAGCTTGCAGAACGAGTCGTGGCACCAGGGCCCGGGGTTGAACGGCGCGTCGTCCGCGTCTGTCGCAGCGGCGGCCTTCGCCAGCATGTCCTCGAATTCGAACAGGTCCAGCAGGTCGATCTCGAAAGTGCGGATCGGCCCTTTCGGATGCGGCGAACGGGGCTGCACGATATGCATCGTCAGCGTTTCGATCTGCGCGTTGTGGTGGCGGCGCGCAGCGCCTGCCGCGTAGAGAAGGAGCTGCGGGTTGTCGTCAGCGTCGACCGCGATGCCCTTGCCGTATTTGAAGTCGACGACATCAAGGTGGCGCCCGCCCACGTCAAAAACTGTCGCGTCACCGGTGCCAAAAATCTCAGGGTGCAGATGCGTCATGTCGAGCCGTTGTTCGACCTCGAGCAGCGTGTCGCCGTGCGCGCACGCAATTGCCTCCGGCGACAGAAGGCTGTTGACGTGGTCCGTGTACATCGTCACGCCGTCGACCATTTCCTCGTCGATCTCGAAAAAGCGCTGCGTGTCGTTGGTGTCTTCGGGCGTGTCAACGAACCGCTTCTTGGGATCCTTGGTCTTGATGTCGACGTACCGGCCAGCGTAGTCGGACGGGTCGGCGCCTGTTTCCAGGCAGATCGAACAAAGCTCGTGGGCCGCCGTGCCTTCGGCCGCCGCATCGCTGGTGCTGTCCGGCATGTCTTCGGTGGCCTTGACGCTGCCGGGGCAGTTGATCCAGCGTTTGGCAGCACTCGGCGCCAGTCGCGCATGGGCGCGTGTCGTGTGGGCTTGTGTCATCCCGATCACCGCAGCCACAGCCACCAGGCGGCGACAAAGGTCGCACACCCAACGCAAAACTTCACGAGATCATACATTTCAGGGGTCATCGAAACACCATCCAGAGAATGAAAAGGGTGGCCGCGGCGTACGCCGCGACCGGGACGAGCCGTGTCATGCGGCCTGTTGTGCTTTGATCTTCGCGATCGTGCGCGCGTACGCCGCCCGTTTCCGGTCGCCACGCGTACGGCCCTGCGCGTCTACGCGCGAAGCTTTTGGAGGCACCCGGAAGCCCCTGCCCTGGGTGAGGCTGGCCATCGCGTTCATGCGGCGGCTCAACGCGGCGCCGTCTGCCGCGGGCTCTCCGAGCCGAAACGCGGCGTCCGCTTCGCGTCGCACGATTTTACGGAATGCTTCGGATAGGAACCTCATTTCGCAGCCGCCTTGATCCGCTTGTCGACTTCGGCCTTGAACGCGCCGATCTGGTCGTCCGGCAGGTCGCCGAGCTTCTCCAGCTTGAACTGGTCAAGCAGCGCGCGGAACTCGGTCTTCTGGTCCTCGATGCCCTTGAACGTCGGGGTCAGGTACTGGCTCAGCGTGTACTTGCGCAACTCGTCGACGGTCATGTCGGGCTCGTCGGCCACTTCCTCGACTTCCGGATCCTTGTCCTCGTCGGGCTTGTCTTCCTCTTTTGCCTCGTGCTCGATCACCTTGTCGGCTTTCTTCGGCGCGGGCTTGGGTTTCGTCTTCGGCTTTTCCTCGACGACTTCAACTTCAGCCTCGACAGGCGCTGCAGCTTCGGGCGACTTTGCGCCAACCTTCTGCTGGATCAGCGAGCCCATGACGAGCAGTTGGGTGGCAACGTCCTGGGCGCTCTCGCCCACGATTTCGATCCTGATGGTCACTTTGGAAGACTCCTTCTTGGTGGTCTTATCGTTAACTGATTTGTCGGGTTTTGTCGAGAGTTTATTAACGTATGTTTCAACATTTTCGTCAGAGTTCGAAGTACGCTTCGACGAAAGCTTGCGCCGCTTCCGCGACGATCGCGTTGCCGTAGGCGCGCAGTCGTCCCACACGGGAGGCAGCCCCATGAGCCAGCGGGAATGTGCCGGGTTCAACTGGCCGCCACTTTCCATCCCGGCAGAACAGCCAGTCAGCATCTCGCCAGAAGCCGTCAGTCGGGCCGGGCCTTCGTGCAATGTCTTCTTCGCGGCCAGCACCAGACACACGCACCCGTGCTTCGTTCCGTGGATTGATTTCTGTGTTTCCGACCGACCGCGTGTGTTGTGCGCTTGCGGAGTGGTCCAACCCGACAGCTCCACCGTCTTCCGGCTGCTGTCGTTGTTGCCCGCTGCGTTGTTCCCGTTCTGCGCGGGTGTCCCGGCCATCGGAGTCGGCCACCCCGCCAGAGACGGATCGCCCCTCGCCGGGTCGAAGTAGTCGATCACCTCTGTTGTCATCGACTTCTGCGAGCCCTTTTTTCCATTCCGCCTGTTCTGATAACCCAACCTCGGCTCGTGGGCTGTCGGGGTGCCCCAACCGGTCAGGTGTACCTCGCTCTCCGAGCGGGCCTTGCCGTCGAACGCCCGCTTGGCGTCCGCTTCCGAGCTGTTGGCGCTCGACACTCTGGTCGTCGGCCAACCTTTTCGCACCCCACCAGAGTCTTTGCCGGATGTGCGGAGCACCGAAGCCCGCAGCGCAGGTATCGAGTGCCCCGCTGGCGTAGCCCGTTCCTTCCAGGTCAGCTTGTACAAGGTCGAGCCAGCCAAGTCCGTCCTTGCTCGCAACCTGTTCGCCAAGGACGTCTGCAGGGCGGCACTGCGAGATGAGCCAGTGGAAGTGCGGCCACAAGTGCCGCTCGTCAGCCACCCCGCCGCCTTTGCCTGCCGCGCTGAAAGGTTGGCAGGGGCAGCTTCCCGTCCACACTTGAGCGTCATCCGGGACGCCAGCGCGACGCAGGGCGTAACTCCAAATTCCGATGCCAGCGAAGAAATGGCACTGTCGAAATCCTCCAAGGTCATCGGGCGTGACATCTTCGATTGAACGTCGATCGACAACGCCGTCTGCAATATGTCCAGCGGCAATGAGGTTTTCGAGCCAGTCGGCTGCGTAAGGATCGATTTCATTGTAGTACGCTTTCACTCCCATGTTTCTACACCCCGTCCACGACTTTGGAGATCGAGGACATCTTGCGCATGCACGCGCGTTGGATGTCCTCATCGATCGAGCCCGCCAGCATCGCATAGCGCACCAGGCACGGTTCGGTCTGGCCGATGCGGTGGATCCGCTGCGCGGCCTGATCGTTTTCTGCCGGGACCCATGACGATTCAACGAACAGCAGATCGCTTGCCGCGGTCAGCGTCAAGCCGACACCGGCCGCCGTGATCTGGCCGATGAACACACGCACCGACGGATCGTTCTGCATCCGGTCGACGGCGCGCTGGCGCTCGTCCTTCTTGATGTGGCCGTGGTACTGCACAGCCCGCGTGTGCAGCTTGTCGTACAGCGTATCCAGAACGTCATGGTGGTGCGCGAAGACCACGATCTTGCGATCCTCCGGCGTGCTGTCGAGCCAGGTGTTGATCCAGTCTGCGGCGGGCAAAGCCTTGGCCACTCCCGTCAAGCGACGCAGCTTGGCGACGCCGCCATCAAACGCCAGCTTGCGCAGGCCCGCGACGCCTTCCGTCTCCAGCACCTCGCGGATCGCGTCGGCGTCTTCCAGCTCCATGCCGTCGACATCGCCCTCGAGCCACAGTTCGGCGAACCGCATTGGTGGCAGATCCTTGAGCACATCGGCCTTGCGCCGGCGCAGCATGAAGCTTTTCAGTTTCCCGTTGAGCTTTTCCTCGTTGCGCGAGCCGACGATTGTCTGCCCGAAGCCCGTGTTGCGCATCTGGCAGTACGCGGCCTGGAACTGATAGAGTGTCCAGGGCAGCCCGGTCTTCTCCGACGACACCGTTTCCGGCGCCAGCGCCCGCAGGTGCGGGTACAGCTCGCTCGTGTTGTTTGGCATCGGCGTGCCGGTCAGCAGCCACACCTGTTGCGCCTTCCCGGCCACGGGGTAATCCTTCGGGCGCATCTCGGCGCGCTTGCCGTAAATGTTGGCCGTGCGTTTCGCCGAGATGCTTTTCAGGTAATGGGCCTCGTCGACGATCAACGCGCACCACTCCCGCGCGATCAGCGCCGCCCGGCCCGAGCCCATCGCCTTCTCGAACGACACGACAACGGCAGACCAATCGCCTTCGCGATGCGCCTTGATCTCGCGCTTCCAGTTCTCGACAACGCCCGCCGGACAGATGATCAGGACGTACAGCGCGCGGGCCTTGTCGCACGCCTTGATTGCCTGGAAGGTCTTGCCAAGGCCCGGATCATCCGCCAGCAGCGCAGCCTTGCGCGATGCGAGGAAATCGATGCCCTCGATCTGGTACGGATAGGCGGTGGTCATGCGAAGTCGTCAGACAGCTCAGGGTTCAACCGTTTCGCGGCCAGGTCAAAGATCGCGATCGCGTCCGACTCGTTGTCATCCGCCGGCTTGAACCCGCGACGCTCGCACTCCGCGATCATCGCGTGCTTGTTGGCGTTGCCCTTGCCCGTCCAGTTTTTCTTGATCTCGCCGACCGGGATGCCTTCATACGGGATGCCGTTGGTCTCGCACCATTCGGTCAGCGTCGCCATCAGCCCGCCATATACATGCGCGGCGGTAACGCCCTTGTGGTTGCGGACTTCTTCGAAGAACACCGCAGTGATCGGGAACGCCTTGTGCATCTCATCGAGCCGTGCGCGGAACTTGACGAAGCGCATGCCGCCCCCGTCAAACCGACCGGGCTTCAGCCCCCACACACCCGACACGATGTGGCCGATCGAGCCAACTGCAAAGCCAGTCGTTGTTCCTAAGTCCAATGCAAGAATGTTATGCGACACGGTACTTCCCCCGAAATATTGAAAAAGCAGTCTCCGGCGTGGCCTTAGCCCTGCGCCACCTCCCCTGCACAGGCCGCGTAGCCTGCAGCATCGACGTAGTCGTCGACATTCACCGCGCCCGACTGCGTGCGCGCGAGCTTCATCATCGCCATCATGCAACCGACGTCATGCGCGTCTAGCGGGCCTTCGACCTTGCGGATCGCGAGCCACGCGTTCCACACCGTTGCGATGCGGGCGAAATTGTCTTCCTTAGCGCCATGTTGCCTGTCGCGATCGCCGCCCACCAGCTCCGCAGCCTTCGATGCGATGTCTGCGGCGCGCATGGTTTCCGGCAGCGGGCCGAAGGTTGTCGCGACCACGTCATCGTCGAAAGGGCGCGACCACCCGGATGCGGTGTGGCTCAGCACGTCTGTCTCGCAGAGCGGGCGGGTCGCGTTTACCTCAGCGTCCACTGGCTCCCCCTCGCTGGCGCCCTGTATCCGCTGCAACAGTTCTTCGCTCATAAGTCCATCTCCTGAAGTATTGCCTCGATCTTCGCGATTGTGGCGCGATTGAACTTGCGACCGCGGCGCATCTTGAGGAAGAATGCGGGGTCGCCGAAGTGAACATAGCCAAACTTTGTCTGGCTCATGTCCGACAACAAAAGCGCCTCTTCCAGGCGGGATGCCAAAGGGTCGAGATCGGGAGCGTCTGAATTATTCATATACATCGTCTACTATTGCTTTTGTCGGTTTGCAAGAGTAATTGTCGTGTTGTGTCGAATTTTTGTTGAAACCACAAAACCCCGACATTCTCAAGAAAAGGAGACAAGGCATTGATAATCAATCTCGAATCTCCGACAGCTCCGGACACGCGGGTTTCGGCATGTGCCGTAACGGAACAGCAAGTCGCTTGCCAGCCGTGTTGAAACTTGAGAGCATTGCCACCCCCTACATTCATGATTGAAAGGTGCACGGGACCGTGAAAGTACAATCGGCTCTCGCGCTGGCGGCCTCCGGCTTCCGCGTATTCCCCCTGATCCCGAACGCGAACAGACCTGCGTTCAAGCGATGGCAGGAGAAAGCAACAACAGACGAAAACACTCTCTCCGCCTGGTGGGCGGACGAGCCGAATTACAATATCGGTGTCGCGACTGGCCAAGGGCTTCTCGTCGTCGATGCGGATTGCAAGGACGGAAGGCCGGGCCTCGCGTCCCTCGATATGCTGGACATGTGCGGCCTACCCTCGTCATTCCGTGTCCGGACGCAATCAGGCGGCTGCCACGTCTACCTCACGACGGGCCAGCAGCACGCCAACCGCGTCGACACCATCCCCGACTATCCAGGCATCGATATAAGGTCCGATGGCGGCTATGTCGTCGGCCCGGGCTCGACGATCAACGAAAACCCGTACACGATATCGTCAGGCAGCCCCAAGTCCATCAAACCATCCCCCACCTGGTGGGACAATCACCTTAACGCCACGGCCAGCAAGCACGTCGCCAAATCCGAGCACCCGTTGACTGACCTCGATCTGCCCGAGCACATCGACAAGGCAACGCATTATCTCGAAAACACCGCGCACGAGGCGGTCGAAGGCGCAGGCGGCAACGATGCGACGTACCGCGTTGCGACGGCGCTCAGAGATTACGCGATTTCCGAATCACTCGCGCTCGAGCTGATGCTTGAGCACTGGAATGAAACAAAAGCGTCACCGCCCTGGCAGCCCGATGACCTCGCCACCATCATCAGCAACGCATTCAGCTATGCGACGGGCGGATGGGGCGCAAAGACCGCGGCTGCCGAGTTCGAAACGATCGACATCGATATTGGCGAACCGCCAAAAACACAAAAGTCTTTGGAGCCGCCCAAAAAAATTAAGATCATCAGAGCCAGTCAATTCGCCAGCCAACCGACACCAGAACGCGAATTCCTGGTCAAGGATCTCATTCCCCACGCCAATGTCACCACGCTCGGCGGCGACGGCGCCACAGGCAAATCCCTTCTCGCAATGCAGCTGGCCATTGCCGTCGAACGAAACACCAAGTGGATCGGTCACGACATCGCGAAGCCAGGGCCAGTCCTCTACTTCTCGGCGGAAGATGACGAGAACGAAACCCACATCAGGCTCAAAGAGATCACCCACTCGGAACGCATACCGCTCGACGAGGTGAACGAGCTGCACATCGCTCTCATGGCGGGAGAGGACGCCCTTCTGGCAGTAGAAGACACGGCGCAGGCCGCTGTGCTCAAGAAGACACCCTTATTTGAACGGCTCAGGCAATGGGCGAGCCACATCAAGCCCAAACTGATTATCCTCGACAACCTCGCCGACATCTTTGGCGGCAACGAGAATGCGAAGGCGCCGGCGCGCCAGTTCATCGGCATGTTGCGCGGCCTCGCGATCGAGTTCGACTGCGCGATCGTCATGCTGTCCCACCCATCGCTGACCGGCATGGCGTCCGGGTCCGGATCGTCGGGCAACGTGGCGTGGAACAACTCTGTGCGCTCCCGCCTCTATCTCACACGGGATAAAGAGGCGGACGGCTCCGAGCTCAACCCGAACCGGCGCATGCTGACGAACGTCAAGGTCAATTACGGCCAGCAGGGCAACCAGTTCGAGCTGGAATGGTCGCAGGGCCGTTTCGTCGCCGTCGACATGCCTGACATGAGCGGGCTGGATGGTGTGGGTGATGACGGTACAGAAGGCGGGTCCGGCCACAAGATAGCGGATAGGGCGGGCAAGGCCAGGGGCGTATTCATGGACCTGATGCGGCGCTTCGAACACGGCAATGTGCGGCTGTCGCCATCGCCTGGCGCGAACTATGCGCCGGTCCGTTTCGCGACGCACCACCATGCGCGCGGCATCCGCAAAGCAGAGTTCGAGAAGGCCATGGACGAGCTTCTGACCGATGGCGAAATCGCCGTGGAAGAAGTCGGCCCGCCTAGTCGCAGGCTGCAGAAACTGGTGTGCAGGGAGCCGTTCGCGTGATGGTTTGGGGGGTTGCTCTTGCATTTCGCGGTTAGCGTGGCGTTCGTAGGGGTACGTGTTTGTTTTTGCAGCGATAATTTTGCAAGGGGAGCGTCTGAAGAAAAGGGCCTTCAGACGCCTTCAGACGGTTTTGCAAATTCGGTGCGTGTGAAGGTACAAACTGTTGAAATCATTGAGGAAATTTTCGGGCTTCAAACGCCATTTCTTCAGACGCATTCAAACGCGTTCAAACTATTGATTTCATTCGATTCAGACGCCTGTCCAAACCCCTTCTGTCCCTAAAGGACAGTCCGTGCGGGGCCTTGATGGGCCCCCCGCACTTAGGGACGGCCCGGCCTTCAAAAACGAGAAAGGAAATGTGGAATGGCCAAACCTGAAAAAGACGAAGTGAGAATGGCGGCGGGGCAGCGGTACGTCTGCATCGGGTTCGAGCCGTGGGTGACGCGGTCCGGGGAGAACACAACCCTGGCCGTGTGGCGAACCCATTGTGCCGAATGCGGTCGCAGGTTTGATTTCATGTATTCGACGCGGACAGAGAAGTTTGCACCGAGCCGACGATGCAGCGAGCACAGCAGGCCCGGCGTGCAGGTGGGGCGGAAGAAGCGAAAGCGGGCGCCTCGGAAAAAGAAATGACCCCGACTTTTTGGAGCAGGTGAAAAAAGATATGGCAAAACCGTTCGACATGACCGCGATCCAGCGGAAGCATATCGAGAGGGCATTGGCCCGGCTCGAGCAGACCAAACGGAACCGGGCGGAGCGCGCAAACCGCAAGGCGATCGAAACGCGCAACCGGCGACAGAAAGAGCAGCGCGAGGCGAAGGCGGCGAAACGGAAACGGCCGAGTATGGGCACGAATGCCGAACGGCAAAAGCTCGCCTTGCCTGGATGGCAAGTGCTGATTGCGCGGATGGATGACGATGCCTGGCACACAATGGGCGAAATGCGCGCGCTGGTGCCGGAGTACGCAAAAGGCACGGTCAAGGGGTGGGTGCAGATCAAGCTGCCAAACAACGGATGGATGGAGCGCGCCGGCAATCCCGACTTTGACGACAGCGACCCGGCGAAAGCGATGGCAACGGGATTGATGCTTTATCGGCTGACACCGAAAGCGCTCAGAATGGCTCAGGAATGGCGGGAAGCGTTGGGCGAGGCAAATCCATAGCCGAGACACGAAAAAGCGCGCCGACGGCGCGCTCTGTCGATTTGTGGAGGTATTTGTCGGGCTTGTTAGGTCGCATAAGCCGACAATAGGAGCGAAAACACGAAAATCATGCAGAAGATCCGGGTCAGGAGGCTGGAAAGCATGATCATGCGGCGCGCCTCGCCTCTGGCCAATCCGCCAGCACTTTCGCTTTTGCGCTTGCGCGGTCAAACGCTCTGAAAAATTGCGTGTTACCGTCCGGGTCGCAAACACAATAGAGTGGCTGGCCTAGCCCCCAATAAGCGCCCCCTGAATCATAACCCCCCGAATTGATCGGCACGCGGAAAAGCTGCAACTTGCCCTCGCTTGTTTCGAGATAGTTCGGGCCAGTGTGGCGGCCCATCGGCGCGCCGTAGCGGCTGGATACATTCGGTGCGGCATCCTGGATAGTGGTCATGAGCTTGCCTCCGATGCGAGCGAATACACCACGCGGCCCGTGTTCTTCAGTTCCGCCAGGTCGTCGCGGGTCGCATATTCGCCAAAATACCAGAAATCGCCGTCTATCTTAGCGTCTCCATTATCTGCGTAATCCATGGTTTCCGCGATGCATGGCGCGCTGGACAGCCCGACAAACGGGTTTGCGTCTCCAGCGTCGAAATGCGTGTACGACCCGTTACAGGAATAGCTTTCAAACAGGTCCGCCATGATCGCCCAATAGCTACGCCCATGAAACAACATGTCGGCGATTTCGTTGCGGGTTTCGTTGTCGGCGGTCAGTTTCAAATCACCATTGGCGAGTCGTGTTGCGGTCAACATTTGTCGTTCTCCGATTTCAAGTTAGTTTCTACATGCTGGACAAAAGAAAAGCCCAGAGAAGGAAGCAACCGGCGAAAGCGGCGATTGCCAGGACTTCACAGATGGTTTTGATCATGGTCAAATCACCTGGAACACGGTAAAGCCTGCGTCTTCAACAGTCCGGCGCCAGTCCGTTCCGTCCCGGGCTGCGGCAAATGCGGCTTTGAGCGTCTTGACATTGGCGGCGCCATCGCCGGTCAGGCTACCAGCATGTTTTAAGACCGCGTTTGCGGCGGCAGCGCTTGCCTTGTCGTATCCGCCACCATCGGCGATGCCTTTCGACATACTGGCACCGAATATGTGGAAAAAGCAGGTGCAGCGCGCCCGATGGCGAAATGTGACGCGTCCGGTCAATGCGCCATCCTTGACGATGGCGAAAGCGGATATTTCCCGAAACATGGTGTCATGTTGTGCGAAAACGTCGGCCATCAGTTCAACTCCCGTGTTGCGTTCAAAAACATGGCCTTGCGGGCAATCGCGTTGCGTCGCGTGGTGCGCCTGATTTGGCCTTCGGTGCGCTTGGCGAATGGTGCGTGGTGGTTTTTCATGGTGGTTCTCCGGTTTTGTGTGGTTAGAAGCGGTTGCCGAGTCCATCGAACTCGTATTCGTTGCAACGAATGTTTTCATCGACACATTCGGCCGAATAGAGCCAATCGTTTTCTTGATTGAGTTGCTTGTAAAACCAGTGCATCAGGTCGCGCAGAAGTTCGATCAACTCGTTTTCGTCGACGGCATCGATTCCGCGATATTCGTCGCGCCGGTCGGTGACTTCGACGCGCGTGCAACCGGCGTGGCAGTAGCGGCCCGAGTGAACGACCAACGCAGACAGTGAATAGAAATATCGGGCCTGAAGCTTTTGCAGTTCGCGGGCGATGCGCCGCAAAGTGTCGTCATGTGGCGCGTAAGCCTGGATCGCTTTGACGGACCCTTTTGTGTAAGAATACGAGCCCTCAAAGCAAGCGCCATCGCCTTGCGAGCTAAAGCCGGACCAGTATAGCGCAGGCCGATGGCCGTAAGCGTCTGTTTTCAGGTCTACACCGATTAGTTTGCAGACCTCTTTCATGTACTCGACGGGTCCGTCGAAGTCGTAAGTGTCGATGCAACCGCGGTACCAATCACGGGCTTTTTCTTTTGCGCTATCATCAAGTTCATCGAACTCGAAAATCTCTTTCACGATTGTTTCGGTGCGCATTTGTCTTTCTCCGGTTTGACGTAAGTTTTAACAGGTTAGGCGGGCAATGTGAGCGCGTAATGGGTCACGCGGCCTCTGTGGTCGCGCACAGCTTCAATGCGCGGATCCTCTCCGGGAAAGATATCGCCCGACGCAAAACAGTCTTCCAGCAATAGCTCAAGGGCGATGCGGGTTTTGCGGGTGGCGTAGGTGAAGCGGGCCATTTGTCTTTCTCCGGTTGATTTGTCGTGTTAATGTCTTTCAACAATTACACGCTAAAACCACGCCAAATAAATTGCAAGGAAAAAATATGGTTAAGGGAAAGGAAACGGGCGTTGGGGGCCGAAAAAACGAGGCTATGACGCCCGCGAAAGTCTCGAAAGCCATTGAAAACGCTGGACTTAGCCTCACAGAAAAACAAATTCGTATCTTGCAGTTCTACATTGGTGGGATGAGCAAATCAGCGGCATGCGAAGCCGCCGGGTTTCCTCCGACGCTATCATGGAGCGCGTTCAATCACCCTAAAATGGCCGCTGCAGTGGGCGCGGTTGTCGACCAATTCTTGACTGTGGAAGCAGCGCCAGCGGCGCTCAGACTGCTGTATAAGGTCGTCGACGACGACAAAATGGCCGCTGGCGTCCGAGTACAAGCAGCGAATAGCCTCCTGGATCGCGCGGGCTTCACTGCGAAACGCCATGAGAAACAGGACGATAACACGCGGGACGTCAGCACCATGTCGGCCGACGAATTGCGCGCGCAGATCGCCAAGCTTGAGGCCGAAATGCAGGACGTTACGCCCGATAGCGATGCAGTTAGCGGCGCAATAGATAGCTATGATGCTGATTTTGCTTGATGTTCACTGCCTTAACAAGGCAGTAGCACGCCTCGATCGGCTCGCCGACCCGCACCCCGCCCCCTGGGGGTGCCTGGCGCCGGCGCAGTGCGAAGCCTGCAGGGCCGCTCTACTAAATTTTGCAAATTCCAGCACTTTTGCTCTTGCATTTGTCGAAACATGCGACTAACTTCCGAACGACAGCGCATGACACGCTGTTTTCTCCGGACCGCGCCGCGGGCAGGCTTTGTACCTTTCACTGCCCGCGGCGCGACTGGAAAAACAAGTTCTTCTGATATCAGCCGGTGCGCCGGGCGGGTCACTCCTCCCTATCTTCCCGCACTCGCCGCAGCCCCTTCCCCGCAGGGCGAGACCGGCGCACCTGCTGATACCAGAATTGGCCAGTTCCGCTGGCCTCCGAGCAGGGGGTTTCGTTTGACTGACGAAACGCGCCGTCAGGATTAGTCACCTGTGCGGCACCCCGCGAAACAAATGTCCGGCCTGACCTACCGGACACCGCGCGGGCCGTTAGACCCAAAGTCCGGCCCGCGCACCCTTCTTAAAACCACGAAAGGAGAAAAACCCATGACCAGAAAAGCAACTCGTGCGGACATAGTGGCTCGGATCATTCGCGACGCGCTTTTGATGCACGACCGCGTCAACCAGCCTGCGGCGAATGTGATCCTGGGTGAGTGTGCGACTGTCGGAGACCGGCTCGTACGCGAAGCCGGCCTGTGGCCCGACCCAAAGATTGCGATCAGCAACGAAGACCGGGCCGCGTTGCTCGAGACAATTGCCCGAGGCGCATAGAACCATGTTCGAATGGATCGCAAGCGCATTGAGCTTTTGGGCCAACCCAATGGCCCACCACCTAACCGAGAACGGATATCCGCGCCGCAAACCGTGCCCCGAATGCGGAAAACCGCTGTTTGTGGACGCGGACGGGTGGGTGTCGTGCCCACGTCAGCAACTGCCGACCGATTGTTTCTACGCGAAGAAGCGGTCGCACCCTGGCCCGAGCCATCCCGGATACACCGATGGGGTCTGAGATCAGCCCAATGATGGCCTTTTTGAAAGCCCCATCAATCGCTCTATGTCTGGCATCAGCGCGGACTGCAGCTGCCCGGCTGCTTGAGAACCGGCTGCCGCGTTCATCGACGCGCCAGCCGGATCCGAAGCCATTGGCCGAGGCTGCGCCGGTGTGGGCGCTGCTTGGGGCTGCGCGACCGGCGCCATCGACGAAAGCATTTGCGCGACGGGGCTCCGCGCGGGTTCCGGTGGTGCTCCTGCCGACATCGCCGGCATCTGCGGGGCTCCTTGTGGCGCTGGCGAAAGCTGAGCGGTCGGCCCTCCCCTGCTCCCCATCATCTCTACATGCCAGTCTTCGTTAGACAGCGGAAAGTGCAGGCCGAACTGGTTTGCGTTTTCGTGCGCCCATGCCCTCGCCGCGTCGTCGAGGTATTTCAGGTCGACAGCGCCGCCCTTGTTGTGATGTGACTTTCCGGGCGGGGCGACCCACTTCCTCGCGACTTCCGGCGACCCGTATTTGGCCAGCGCGCCTTCCCACAATTCGGCCTGTTTCTCGGGCGACCGGTATCCTGACGTGATCCGGAGCGTGTTCTGGATTTCAGGCGGGGCGCCAGCCACCATCGACTGAAGCGCGTTGAGAAATTGAGGGTCCAGGCCGGTGAAACTGTCGGGGCGATGCGCACCGCCGACTGCGAACTGCGAAAGGTCAATCTGAGCCATGATTTGCGCTCCGAGGGCTGTTAGGACGATTTTCCTGTCCTGTTATACGTCAAAACCTTGCTCGACAAAAGCTCTCATGATAAAACGGCGAGCAGACCGGCGTATTGGGCCTTCGCGGCGCCCCCAACATGGTGTTCCGCCCCATGGCACAGCCCACTGCATACGATCGGCTCTTCAATTTCGCCAATTATCAGGCCGAAAACCCCGCCACGCCGCTGCCTGCGACGCGGCTGGATCAGGAGTTCGCTGCGGTCAAGCTGACCCTCGACGAGATCCGCCAGAACCTGGCCGTGATCCAGCGCGACGACACCGCGATAGCAAATCGTTCGGTAGGGTACGACCAGTTCAAGACGGAAATCGAGATCGGCGTGAACCCGCCGTCGACATGGGCGACTGCGACGAACTACGTGGTCCGCGACACGGTGTTCCGGTCTCAGAAGTTCTACATTTGCCTCGAAAGCCACGTTTCCGGCACGTTTTCGACCGATCTCGCGGCGGATAAATGGGAGGAAGTGGCCGATTTCACCGCCGCGCAGACCGCGACGCTGGTCACATACGACAACAGCACGTCCGGGCTGACCGCAGAGAACATGCAGGACGCGATGGACGAGCTGGTTGCGTCGGTGAACGTGACCAGTGTGTTCGGGCGGTCCGGAGCGGTGACTGCTGCGGCGAGCGACTACGACGCGGATCAGGTGGACTTTGATCCAGCCGACACGGACAACACCGACGCGACGGATTTGCAGGAAGCGATCGAAGACCTCGACACCGCGATCACCGGCAAGGCGGCGTCTACGCACACGCACGGCCAGAGCGACATAACCGGTTTGGTCGCTGCGTTGTCAGGCAAGGTTGCGACATCGCGGTCCGTCTCGGCGGCCGGCCTGGCGACCGGGGGTGGCAATTTCACCGCGGACCGCACGATAACGGTCACGGAAGCGTCGAAAGCGGAGATGGAAGCGGGCACAGCGAGCACCGTCGTGGTGACGCCACGCCGGGTGATTTCGTCGGACGGCGTGGCGAAGGCGTCCGTATCGTTCAACGCGACCAGCGCGCACATCAACGCAGGGCACAATGTGTCCAGCGTGACGATCAACAGCCCAGGCAATTTCACGATTAACTTTTCGACCGCGATGTCGTCCGTGAACTACGTGGTTTCGATCACGCCATATCTGTCGGGCACCACCCGGCTATTCCCATACCTCATCAGCAAGGCCACCGGCTCGGTGCGGGTCGGCGTGGTGGACACCGCGGGCAACTCCGCAGTGGTCACGTCGATGGATGTCCTCGTGTTCGGAGATCAGTAATGGCGCAGCCCACCCCTTACAATCGTGACTTCGATTTCGAAGGTTTTCAGTCGGGGCATCCGACGACACCTTTGCCAGGCGACAAGGTGAATGACGAGTTCGACCTGGTCGACGGTGTGGTCGGCGAGATCCTGGCCCGGATCGCGCTGCTGCAGGAGGACGACCTGGCTCTGAAGCGCGGGTCGGTCGGATATGACCAGCTGGCGCCCGAGATCGACATCGGGTTCCAGCCCCCCACCACATGGCTGACCGACACGGCGTATATCGCCCGCGACACTGTTTTTGCCAACAACAACTTCTACCGGTGCGAAGAGTCGCACACGTCCGGCACGTTTTCGACCGATCTCGCCGCAGGCAAATGGGAACTCGTGGCCGATTTCACAGGCGCGACCGCTGCTGCGGAAGATGCGCAGGCGGCCGCCGAGGCGGCGCAGGCCGCAGCGGAATCTGCATCGTCGACGGCAACGACACAAGCCGGCAACGCCGCGACGTCGGCGAACGCGGCATCGGTGTCCGCGGGCGCAGCCTCCGACAGCGCAGGCGAGGCCGAGGTGTCATTGAACGCGGCGCTGGTGGCGCAGGCTGCGGCGGAAGCTGCGGTGGCTCCGGCCGAAGCTGCGCAGACTGCTGCGGAGACCGCTGAGACAGGAGCGGAAGCCGCACAAGCCGCCGCCGAGGCTGCACTCGCATCAATCGGGGCGACGTTGGTGGACTATGACCTTTTCAGCGCCAGTGGCGCTGAAGGTGACGCGACGACAGATGACACGGCTGCGGTTGCGGCGCTCGAGGCTGTCGCCAAGGGCCTCGACATCCACACTTTCGGACGAGTGTACAAGGTCGACGCGGTCCCGACTTCGAACAACTATTATGGCGGCGGTGGGTTCAAGGTCGGCGATACGATCACCTGGATGCCGAAGCGGTTGCGCGAGCACCCGCTCGACGGCGCGAACTACATCCTGGAGCAGCCTGCCGACTTCAACTATACCGGCGCGATTTTCTACACTTCGACAGAAGCCCGCTGGCACCGTACCCGCGCGATCGGATGCAGCCACGCCCAGCCAGAGGGCATGCTTCTGATCTACGAATACTCGGAGGACGGTGGCGCGACATGGAAGGGCGGCAAGTCCATTCATGGCCGGGAAACCGGGGCGATATCAGGCTCGACCGGCATCGTCATGGGGTCCGGTCGGCTCGGCGTTTTGTTTGCGGAAATCGTCTCCGGGACAAGCACATGGTACTTCACATACTCGGACGACAACGGATCGACCTGGAGCGCTGCCGCGAGCACGGGCGTTACGTCCGTGTTCCCATACGGGCCGATGTACCCCTGGCCTACTGCTGCCGGCGGTGACGACACCAACGGCTTCATCACCTACGCATACGCGGAAGGGCAAATATATTCCATCCGGACGGCCAACAACGGCACCAGCTGGACAAGGGCTGTTTTGTTCGACGGTCGCTCGTCCGGCACGGCGTCTGCGGGCAGCAGCACCACGATCACCGTCACGCCGGGGGATGTGAACTCCAATTTCTACCCCGATGAAGACCTTCTTGTGAACGTCAATATCAGCACCACTGGGGGCACAGGCTCGGGCCAGACCAAGCGCATTGTGAGCGCGGACCTTACAAGCGGCGTGATCACCATAAGCGGCACATTCAGCCCGGCACCGGACGGGACCACCACATGGTCGATCGAAGGCCCGACAGAGGTTGCTGTCGCCCGCGTGAACGACGAGAACAAATGGCTGATCTTCGCTCGTGGCGCTACCAATTTCATGGCCCACAAGACCACCACCCTGACAAGCGTAACAGGCGCTTGGTCCGACACCGGCGTTACAAACCGGGGGTCGGTAGGCGGCACGGCGACTGTCGGAGACAGCCCTGTTGCGTTCACCAAATGGGGGAAGACTTATCTTGTCGTCCCTCGCCGGGAGGACTGGACAGGCGATACGGCCAACGAAAACGCGCTTATGGCGTGGGAACAAGAGGCCACGAGCCTTTACGACGCGAGCGGCGTGTTCACATATTCCGCTGGGCGGAACTGGATGTCGCTACCAGACCGCCCGACATCGCTCCCGGTCTTTGCGGAAGGCCCGCAGGGCCTCATGATGTGCATGCGCGTCGGCGAAACCAGCTACGCTTCATCGAGTTCGCAAGGCACACGCAACCAGCTTTTGACCATCGGCATGGGTGTCCCACCTGCGCGCCGGGACATCGCGCCCAACCTCCTGGAAAATTACAAGTTTGATTTCGCACAACGAGGCACATCGTTCACCTCGATCACAGCGGACCAGACGAAGATCCTCGACCGGTGGAAGCTCCATTGTTCCGCTTCGGGCGGGGGCGCGACCTTTGACGCTTCGCAAGTAGACGTGGACCTGAATCTAAGCCGCATCATGCCGCACAGGCCGTCGAAGGCTCTGCGGCTGGACAGTTCCTCGTCGCCCGAAGCTTTCAGCGGCTTCGAACAGGTCTTCTACGGCCCTGAGTTTCTTCACCGAATAGCTGACAGATACGTTGCCTTCCAGATTTACGGGTCGGGTGTGCGCCCCGCGACAGTGCGCGCGTATATTGGTTTTGACTACGGAACGTCGGGGTCGGGAGACACATCCGAGATAGTTGGCTTCACTGTCCCGGTTTATCCATCGGGCGGTCTGTGGTGGTGCACTGCCATCATGTCTACACCGACGATCCTTGATAAGACGATTGATACATCTGACTGCAAAGTGACGATCCGCTTCGATAACGGTTCGGGGACCGACAAATGGGATTGCGACATCTTCGGGGCGAAGATGGAAATAAACGAAACCTACAGCCGGTTCGACCCGACACCCTACCATCTGGACCGGGCGGCTTGCCTGGCAGAAGTGCACACGATCGGGGCACTCCAGTCCGCCATGGCGGTCGTTGGCCGGACCGACACGGAAACCGCGAAGGGCACCATCCACTACGCGCAGATGCCAAGAACGCCGACGATCTCGCTTGTCGGGTCTGTGAGCGACCTTCGAATAGAGGGCAAGTCCGGCCTTGTGACGCCCACTGCTGTGGCGTTCTCCAAAGAAGGAGCAGGCACTGCGCTCGTCACATTAACGCACGCGACCACTTCCGGATACGAAGCGGCCCCCTTCTACTCGGTCAGCGACAGCACGTACTTCATTGCCGACGCAGGATGACGCCATTGTCGAAACCTGAGATTTCCTGTATTTAGGAATTATGTCCCAAACCCTGACGGCACAGCAGACCCTGATCCGCCTGAAGAAGCGCCAGCTCGCGCTGCTTGACGCGAAGGACAGCCTGTTGCGTTACTGCGAGATGCAGATGCCGGACCCGGCGGATTTCGACGATTCCGACCTGACCCGGTTCGTCGCAACACCGCAGGCGCGTCTGCTGTGCCAGATCATGGAAAAGGTCGAAGCCGGCAAGATGAAGCGCGTGGCTGTGTCCATTGGGCCGCAGCTTGGCAAATCGCAGATCCTGTCCCGTGCGTTCCCGGCGTGGTGCACCGGCCGGAACCCGTACCGGAACCTGATGCTAGGCACATACAACCAGACCTTCGCCGAAGAATTCGGTGGCGAAGTGCGTGGCATGATCGAAACGTCGCTGCACCAGTCTGTGTTTCCCGAGCACCGCCTGGGCAAAAGCGCGCTCGATCTGATGATCACGGAGCAAGGCGGTAAAACCGCGTTTGTCGGCGTCGGCGGTTCCGGCACAGGTAAGCCGGCCGACTTTTTCGTGGTCGACGATCCGATCCGGTCGGACGACGACGCTCAGAGTCAGCTGTACCGCGACCGCATCTGGAAGTGGTTCAACTCCGTGGTGTTCACCCGGTGCCACTCCAAATCCGGCATTGTGGTGGTCCATACGAGGTGGCATGAAGATGACCTTATCGGTCGACTTTGCGATCCAAACCACCCGGAGCGCAACAAGGAATACGCCGGCATCGCCGACGACTGGACGTACATCAACATTCCGGCCGTGGTCGAAGACCCGAAACTGGCCGAAGACTTGGGCTTGACGCTCGAGGTTCCGACGTCGCCCCGGATCATCGACCAGTTTGGCGACAGGCCCATGAGCGCCTTGTGGCCCGAGCGGAAGGGGCTCGACTTTCTGTCCGAAGCCAAGCGCATGGACCCGCGCACTTTCCAGGCGCTCTACATGGGCCAGCCGACCCGAGAGGACGGCGAGTATTTCAAGGCCGAGCACATCGTCGAGTACGAAGCGGGCGAGCTGCCTCTCGATCTGAAGAAATACGGGGCGTCGGATCACGCGGTGTCCACCAAACAGGAGCGCGACCCGTCTGTGCTCGGCTGTGTCGGCGTAGACGACAATGACGACATTTGGGTGCTTCCGGATTTGGTGTGGCGTCGGATGGAGACCGACAAGACCGTCGAAGAACTGCTGATGCAGTTCAAGATACACAAGCCCGAGCTGTGGTGGATGGAAAGCGAGTTGATCTCCAAGTCCTTCGGTCCGTTTTTGCACAAACGAATGCTAGAGGAACGGGTGTACACCACGATCGACCCGGTATCCCCCACCAAGGACAAACAGACCCGTGCGCGAGCCATCCAAGGCCGGATGAGCATGCGCAAGGTGCACTTCCCCCGCTTTGCGCCGTGGTTCGCGGACGCCAAGCGCGAAATGCTGCGGTTTCCGTACGGAACGCACGACGATTTCGTCGACTGGCTGTCCCACATCGGCATGGGGCTGGTCCGGGCCCGCGGCATGAAACGGCAGCCCGCGAACGACGACAGCGTGGCCGCGACCGGATCAATTCAGTGGATCATGCAATCCGCGCTCAAACGCGCGCAACAGGAGCAGCGGGCCAAGTCCGTTGAAGGCTGGTGATGTGTTTTGGTATGGGAAAAGACGCGCCCAATGTAACGCTCGCGCCGCCTTTGGCCGAGTACCCGTCTTCAGATGACGCGGCCTTCGCGCGAGATGTGGGTGCGTTCTACGGTACCGGGGTCGAGCCTTTCGCCACGGGGCAGGCCGCCGTGATGTTTGGCGACGCCAACGGGCCGGCACCCGGACAGGGGCAGTATCTGAGCACATTGACCGATCCTGCGTACGCGGTTGCGACGGAGTCACCGGATGTGCCGAACGCCGGGGCGATACCGGACACGTACGCCCGTGCGGGTCTCGCCGCAAACAGATCCGCCATAGTGGGCTTGGGCTACGACCCCCGAAAATTCTCGATGGATGGGTACACGGACCAAGGGAGCGCCAACGTCGGAGGGGCGTATTCCCCAAGCAAGGACCACGGTTTCGTCATACCCGGCGAGTCTGCCGACGCGGCGAGCACTATGGCGCACGAAAGCATTCACCGCGGATTGAAAATTCTGCGCGACGAAGGGGCGATGCCCCCTGTTCCGGGCGCGGACAGGCTCGCCGCGACAGATGAGGAAAGCATAGTGCGCCTGATTATGGAGCGCGCGATGGGCAACCCGGAGATGAGCCCGTCGGCCATCGCACAAAAGAGCAGTGCAAAAAACCAGTTCTTCTTGCGGGACGGCATGTCGGGCTCGGACATCAAGGATTACGTCGCAGCTATTGAAGCCGCGGCCGCACAGAGTGTGGCGCGCAGGAGGCCAGGAGGCCCACGATAATGGAAAACGAAGCCCCGCAGGAAGTCGACACCGAAGCCACGGAAAAGCCCGAAGTGCCGGAAAGCCGCGCCGCGCTCGCTGCGCAGTGGCTCGGCAAGATCGAGCGCGCGAAAAAGCACCACGAGCATGTGTTCAAGGCGATGAAGACGTCGCAGGACTTCGCGATGCGGGGCTCGACCAAAGAGTGGCGCGATGCAGGCAAGTACACCGTGCCGATCCTGCCCCGCTACATCAACCAGACGGTGTCGACGCTCTACGCCCGGAACCCGAAAACAATATTCAAACGCCGCAAACGGCTGGACTACAAGCTGTGGGACGGCAGGCAGGACACGCTGCAGGCGTCCATGGAAATGGCGCAGATGGGCGACCCCAACGCGATGGCGTTGCTGCAGGAAGTGCTCGCCGTTCGGCAGAAGGACATGATGCTGGACCGCATGGGCGAAACGCTTCAGATCCTGTGGCAATACTACCTCGATGAGCAGGGCGCCAACTACAAGCAGCAGCTCAAGGCGGCGGTGCGCCGCGCAAAAACCTGCAAGGTGGCCTGGATCAAGCTCGGATACCAGCGTGTGCTGGAAATGCGCCCCGAGACAGTGGGCCAGATCGACGACGAAACGAGCAAAATCGCTAATGTCGAGGCGGCGCTTGCCAAGATGGCGGAAGGTGACGAGAAATACAGCGAGACGTCCGCGGAGCTGGAGCAGTTGCGGCTCAACCTCGCGGATCTGCAGAACAACCAGTTCCTGACCGCGCGCGAAGGCCCGGTGCTCGATTTCCCGAAATCGGACCAGATCATCGTCGACCCAAGATGCACGCACTTGAAATCGCTTTCGGGCGCAGGATGGGTCGCGCACCAGTACGAAATGGAGCCCTGCGACATTCAGAAGGTGTGGCAGGTCGACGTCGGCAAGGACTTCACGGAGTACTCCACGACTGCCGGCGAAAGCCCGGACGGCGAGAAAAAAGGCTGCGCGCGGGTCTACGAGATTTGGGACAAGGCCAACCGCCAGGTGCTGGTGGTGTGTGAAGGATACAAGGACTTCGTCAAAGAGCCCGCGACGCCCGAAATCTGGACGGAACGCTTCTGGCCGTTTTTCGCGATCGTGTTCAACGAGATCGAGCACGAAGACGAAATATACCCACTGTCCGATGTCGAGCAGGCCCGCGACATCCAGGAAGAATACAATCGATCCCGCGAGGCGTTGCGCGAGCACCGCATCGCCGCGCGCCCGTATTGGGTGGAAGGCGCGGGCATGGAGGCCGATGAGAAGAAAAAGCTGTCAACGCACGCGGCCCACGAAGTGCTCAGTCTTCCAACACTCGGCACCAACCAGAAGATCGAGGACATCCTGCAGCGCGGGCCGACCGCGCCCATCGACCCGAACCTGTACGAGCTGGAATCGCATTTTCAGGATCTGCTGCGCGTCGTCGGGTATCAGGAAGCGCAGATCGGCGCGACGTCCGGGTCGACCGCCACCGAAAGCTCGATCGCGCAGCAGGCGCAATCCGCCAGCCAGTCCGACAACGTCGACGATCTCGACGAGGTGTTGGGCGAGTTGGCACGGGCCGCCGGTCAGGTCATGCTCTTGAACGTCCAGCTCGACACCGTGATAGAGTGCGTCGGCGAAGGCGCAGTGTGGCCCGACACGGAAACGACACGGGAAGCCGCGGCGAAAGAGCTGCAGCTTGAAGTCGAGGCCAACAGCAGCGGGCGGCCAAACAAGGCCGCTGACCTCGCCAACATGGAGCGAGGCATGCCGTACCTCATGCAAATGCCGGGCTTGAACCCCGCCCCGATCAGCAAGAAGTACCTGGCCCTGCTCGACATCGATGTGGACGAAGCGGTGGCGGAAGGTATGCCGTCGATCACCGCGATCAACGCCATGATGGCGAAGGCTGGCGCGAACCCCGGCGGCCAGCCAACCGGCGATCCCGGAACCGACCCGAACAGCCAGGGAGACGCCGGCGCACAGAACGCACCGAACCCCCAAAGCAACGAACCGGGGCCGCAGCCGGGCTATCCGGCTTGACTTGAATGTCGAAACATGAGAATTAATACCTATCGGCACAAATCAACAAAGTGCCATTGGAGTTTTGACGTATGACCGACTCGTCGACGGTAGAAGGTGCCGAAAGCGCCGTAGATACCCAGGATGTAAACGCAGAGTCATCCGCTGCGGTAGAAGACAAGGCGCAAGGTTCTCTCGAGGATGCGGTTTCCGCGGCTCTCGTTTCAGAAGAACCGGAGGCAACGCCGGCCCCCGAGGAACAGGATTCGAAAGAACCTGAAACTGATTCCGCCGAAGATGCGAAATCCGAGGAAGAAGCCTCCGACGAGGAAATTTCCGAGGAAGAAATCAATCGTACTTCGGAGCGCACGCAGCGTCGCATTCGCGAGCTGGTGGAGCAACGCAAGTCCGCTGAGACAAAGGCCGTCGAGATCGAGCAAGAACTCGAAAGCCTGAAGCCGAAAGCGGCACAAATGGACCAACTCACGGGATATATGCGCGAGCGCAACATCCTGCCAGAGCATCTGGACAACGCCCTTGGCCTCACGGCCATGATCAACGGCGGCGATTACGAGAAGGCCCTGCCAGTCTTGGAAAACCTGTTGAACCAGGTTCGAAACGCAGCTGGCGAAACGCTCCCCAACGACTTGCAGCAGCAGGTCGGCCTTGGCTACATCACCGAGGCGCATGCGAAGGAACTGCATAAGGCCCGGCTCGGCAAGGAACGCGCCGAAGGCAAGATGCAGGAAGACCGCCAGCGGGCCGATGCCGAACGGTCTCAGCGCGAGACCCAAAGCATGGTCAACACCGTGGTGCAGACCGCGGAAGCTTGGAACCAGGAACAGGCGACGACGGATCCGGATTGGAACCTGAAGCGCGACCGCGTTGTGGACGCGATGGAATTGGAACTGCGAAGACTCGGCCCTGATGGATACCCACGCACCGACAAGGCGGCGCGCGAACTTCTCGGCAAGATCAAGCAGAAGGTTGAAACCGACATCAAGAAGTTTCAGCCCAAACCCAAGCCCATCGACCCCTCGCCCACCGGTGGTAGCGCTTCGCCCCGCTCGAAAGCGAAGCCCGCATCCGTGATGGACGCAGTTACACAGGCTTTGGCTGCGAGCGATTGATCCTGAAGGATTATCGCAATGCCTTTTACCGCTGCAGAAGTCGAAAACGTCGGCCAGGCCGTCCTCGACTACCACATGAACACCCCAACTGTTCGCGCACAGTCGCTGCAGGATCGTCCGCTTCTCAAAGCCATGATGGCCGCGGAGAGTTCGTTCCCTGGCGGCAAGGACGCCATCACGGTTCGCGTCAAGGGTGAATACACCACCACGATCCAGGGCTTTGAGCACGACGACAGTGTCGGATACTCCAACCCGGCCAACATCAAGACTGCGACGTACCCGTGGAAGCTCGTCCACTCGGGCATCCAGTTCACCATGCACGAGATGCTGAAAGCCGGCATTTCGATCACCGACTCGACCACCGGCAAGGGCGAGACCCGCCACACCGAGAACGAGAAGATCGTTCTGGCCGACCTGCTGAAGGACAAGGTCGAGGATATGGTGGAGGGCACCGACCGCGGCATGAACGAAATGTTCTGGCGCGACGGCACGCAGGACGCCAAGGTCGTTCCGGGCCTGACATCGTTCATCCTCAACGATCCAACCTCCGCCACCGTGGTGGCCGGGATCGACCAGAGCGCGAACACCTGGTGGCGGAACCGGGCTTCGCTCAATCTCGCGACAACCACACCGTCAGACTTGGCGATCCTCACCAAACTGCAGAACGAATGGCGCCAGTTGCGCCGCTACGGCGGTCGGCCCAACCTCGTGCTGTGCGGCTCCGACTTCATCGAAGCGATGGAAAACGAGCTGCGTTCCAAGGGCAACTTCACCCTGGAAGGCTGGACGTCCAAGAAGGCGACAGATGGCTCGCTGGCAGACATCACATTCAAGGGTGTGAACTTCCAGTACGACCCGACCCTCGACGATATGTCCAAGTCGAAATACTGCTATGTGCTCGACACTCGCCGGATCCACCCGAAGGTGATCCAGGGCGAGAACGGCAAGGACCACCGCCCCGCCCGTCCGGAGAACAAATACGTGTTCTACCGTGCGCGCACCTGGGTCGGCGGCCTTGTTTGCACGCAGCGCAACGCGCAGGGCGTTTATACGATCGCCTGATTTCCAGCTCCGGCTTTCGAGCCGGGGCCTCTCGTTTTTGTGAAATCACAGGAGACTTGGACAATGTCCAGCTTTGACATCATCGAACTCACCCCATCGGCGGCAGTAGACACCGACGATACCATGACTTTTACATACCCCTCTGGCAACGCATCCCGGTACGCTCAGTCCGGCGAAAAGCTGATTGTCAGCGGGCTTATGAACACGCTCGACCAGGCGGCAGACACATTCACGCTCGTGTATGGGGCTTCGTCCGTGGTAGTCACGTACAAGGACGATACCTCGATCCCGGCGGGCACGAAGGTGACGATCCAGCTTCCGCTTTCCGAGAAAGTCGGCGTGCACATCGTCCCGCTGTACGTCAACCTGGCCGAAATCGCGGCCAACGGCGACGTTCTGACCGGATACGTGCCGGGCTTCAACGGCAAGGTTCTCTCGCTCGACTTCAACGTCATCGCACCGGTCACTACCGCTTCGAAACGCGCCGACTTCAACCTCGAGATTGGCACGACCGACGTGACCGGTGGCGTGGTCAGCGTGACGTCGGCAGCGGCGACCCCACAGGGCACCGTTATCGCAGGCTCGGCAGTCACTGCCGCGAACGAGTTTACCGCTACCGATGCGCTCTCGCTCGAGGCCGCGAGTGTCACAGCGCACGCCGAAGGCAGTGGGTGGCTCTTGCTGAAGCTGCAGAACCTCGACACGCTCAACGAGTATAGCGCTTAAACAAGCGACATCTCGACATCCCATGTTTCAACATGGTATACAAAGGGGGTCGGCGCTGCCGATCCCCTTTTCGTTTGAAGGAACAACCCATGCAACTCTACTCATGCGTCGTCCGCAACAGCGGCTCCATGCTGAACGAAGTGCCGAAGTTCGACGTGACCGCCGCCGAGATCGCAGTGCTCCGTGCGATCCACCAAGGGCCGGAAGCCGGCGTCGAAGCTATCCGCGAGATCAAGGCCACCGGTCAGGACAAGCGCACAGATCGTGAAGAACGCGCCCGGCTGGAAGATGTCTACGGCGCAGGGCTGCGCACCAATGAGCGCCTGCGCAATCTGGACGCCATCCTTGGCCATGCGAGCACGCCGCTTCCCGACCGGATTGACGGCGTCAACGCGGCGCCCCCTCCCCGTTCGGGCCGTCGCGCCAAGCCGGCGCCGGACGTCGTCGAGCCCGTGGTCGATGCGGCCGCCGAAGAACCCGAGTTCACGTAAGGGCGCGACATGGCACGCGGCGCAACACTCTCCCAAATGATTTCGGATCTGCGCGACGAGTTGCGCCGCGCCAATTCGTCATCCGCAGGGCCTGACGATGTCGGCTCGCTGCGAAGGACACTCAACCACGTATACCGGCTGCTTTACTATAGCCACGACTGGTCCTTCCTGAAGACCCGGTTCCCCGCGATCACGTTCAACACCGGTCAGCGGTATTACGATTTCCCGGCCGGGCTCGACCCCGACCGCATCACGGACGTGAAACTGGCCTGGTCTGGAAACTTCGTCGACATCGAGCGCGGTATCGACATCGCGGATTTCAACGCCTTCGATCCGGAAGCTGACGAACGCACCAGCCCCGCCATCAAGTGGGATGTCACGTTCACCGGCACCAAAGAGCAAATCGAGATATGGCCTTTGCCGGACAGCACCGCGCAATCGCTGCGGTTCACGGGGGTTTACGCCTGTAGCGAGCTGATCGACAACGACGACCGCTGCCGGTTGGAAAGCGAACTTGTGGTGCTGTTCGCTGCAGCCGAACTGCTCAAGGCGCAAAAGAGCGAAGACGCGGACGCGAAGCTGGCGCAGGCACAAAGCTTGCTGAGCCTGATCAAGCTTCGGTCGACGTCGGCAGGCGGAAAGAGTTACCGCGTCGGGCTAGGCTCCGGCGAACCGGAGAAACTCAACCCACGCACAACCGTTCGCATCGGGGGCTGACCCTTGGCCTACACTGCCATTTCGGATTTCAAATACGGCATGGACCGTCGGCGCCCGCAGGACTCCGGTGTGCCCGGAACCCTGTGGTTGCTGAAAAACGCGGTGATCACCCGTGGTGGCGACATCGAGCGCGCCAAGAAATTCGTCGAGGTGTTCGCACTCCCGACCGGGACGTTCGGCTTGTTTTCGGTCCGCAGGCAGCGGTACGTCTTCGGGTCGGGCAGCACACCTGCCGGGATGCCTGTCGGCGTCCGCTACCAGCAGTTGGCGTCCCCAAGCGCTGCCGACATGACCGCGATGCTGGACGCGCGGGGGTTCGACGGCAAAGTGTACGCGGTGGCGTCCTACGCCGACGGCAACGTGCATCATTTCTACGACGGCGTCCGTGTGACCGCGTGGGATGGTATTGCAGACAGCGCAGCCACGTTCACGTCGGTGGCCGCTCGCCTGGCCGATTTGATCGACGCTGAATCGGCATATTCGGCGCAGGCTTTCGGCGACACGGTGGAAATCACCGCTGCGGTGCCTGGCACCACATTCACTGCGGTCCCTTCCGCGACAGACAACGGCGCCACCACGAACCCGACCGCAGTCGGCACAGAAGTACAGGCCAATGTTGCGGCAGTCGCAGAAGTTCGGGCCACCGGTTCCGTGGAGATAACGGGCGGAACTGCCGGTGCGGGGGCCAACCGCGTCACGTCGGTGACGGTGGACAGCGCGGAGCTGTTGGCCACTGCTGTGAACTGGGTGGGCAGCCACGCGAGCACGGCGAACGCGCTTGCGGTGGAGATCAACAACAACACGGTAACGCACGGGTTCTCGGCGAGCGCCGCGAGCGGCGTGGTCACAATCACGGCGGCCATCGGCACAGGCGCGACCCCCAACACCGATGTGGTGGCGTCAACGGTATCGGGCGACGTCACAACCTCAGACACAGACATGAGTGGCGGGGTCGACGCCGTGGCCGCCGTAGCCCGCATATACACGGTCGACATCGGCGCCGACGAAAAAGCGGCGGGCACCGTCACTGTCACAGGCGGCACGTCCAGCGCCGGCGTGAACAAGACGTCGTCGATCACCATTGCGGGCGAAGAACTGTTGTCTGCGTCGGTCGACTGGACGACGTCGCACGACGACACTGCAACCGCGATCGCAGCCGACATCAGCAGTGGCGCAGGAACGCACGGCTTCACCGCCGCGGCCATCGGAGCCGTCGTCACGATCACGTCAGCGGATGGCGAGGGGCGCACACTGGACGAAACCGTGATCACGGTAACGAACGCCGGAGACGTCACGACCACCGAGACAGACATGGCGTTCATCAATCACGCCGACGACCTGTGGAAAATCACGCTTGACGGCGATGCGTACCAGACGACGGGCCGCGGCTCGGCGACAGGCACATCCGCCAACGTTGGCGGAAACCGAGTGTTCGCGGTCGCGGGCACCTTGCTCCGGTACTGCAAGATCAACGACCCCCTGGACTGGACGGACACGTCACCGTCCAGTGGCGCGGGCTTCATCAACATCGCAAACCAGGCCGAAGGTGCGGACACCTTGGTCGGCGCGGCCAAGTACGAACAACTGACCGCGATCTTTGCGCGCAACGCGATCGTGACATACGATCTGCAGGCCGACATGACGCTGAGCGCCATCGCGCAAACGCTGGACAACACCGGCACGAGCGCGCCCCGCAGCATTGTTTCATATGGCGCCAATGACGTGTACTACCTTGACGAAACCGGGGTTCGATCCCTTCGCACGCGGAGCGCTATCGACTCGGCCTATGCGTCGGACGTCGGCAGCGCGCTGGATCCGTTCGTGCAGGGTTTGATTGCAGAAGTCGGTGCCGGAGTTGCGGCCAAGGCGTGCGCGGTGATCGAGGCGATTGACGGCCGGTTTATGCTGGCCCTCGGCAGGTATATTGTCGTGCTGTCGCAGTTCCCATCGTCGAACATTGTGGCGTGGAGCTACATCGATTTCGGGGCCGAGATTTCCGACCTGGTCCGTGTCGACAGGGCCATTTACCTGCGTTCCGGCGACAAGATTTACGCGTATGGCGGCGTGGACGGCACGGTGTATCCCGATGCGGACGAGTTCACTGTCGAGGCGGTGACGCCTTTCATTTCGGCGAAAGATCCAGCCGGCACCAAGATGATCGAAGGTCTGGACATCGCCGCGACGAACACGTGGAAAGTGCGCGTCTTGCCGGACCCGAACTACCCGGAGCAATTCATCGACGGCGGGACGATCAACGGCACGAACTACCATCTCCCGGCGAACAAGCTCACGGGGAAGACGTCGCACTACGCCCTGCAACTGACCTGCTCGGCGGCCGGGTACGCTCGGCTGAGTTCGACTGCGGTCCACCACGCCACCACATGGAAAGACTGATGAAGATCCGCCCCGGTCAACTGACCGACATCGACGACATCCTGGCCCGGTTGTCGGACCAGCATCGCGCCGAGTTCGCCAAGGTCGGCTTTCCGGGCGATCTGTTTCAGCTTCGGATGATGCGGTTTCTCGCCGCCGGCGACACTGCGGTGCTGGAATTTGACGGAGCGCCCCAGGCTCTCTTGTCCATCGGCCCCGGGGGCAACGGAACGTGGCTCATGGTGACGCGGGAGTTCTTCGATAAAGGCTTGGCGTCGATCCGCGCCGCGCGGCGGCACATGACGGAGAAAGCCCAAACGTACGGGACCATCGTGGCCTACGTCGGGTCGGAGCATCCCCAAGCCATCCGGTGGATGGAGGCCATCGGGTTCACATATGTGGGCGCGGTCGATGGATTGAAAATATTCCTATACCGATAGCCCGTTTTTTGTTATTGTCGCGACAGCGAGCGTGACGTCGCCGGAGTTCGCTGCGCCGGTCTCTGCATTTGAGGCAAGCCATGTGTTTTGGCGGCGGCGGAAGCTCCCAATATAATTCATATTCATCTGGCGATTATGACCGGTGGAAAGCGGCGTTCGATCAGAAAGCCGCGATCGAGACGGCATTGGCCAAAGGCGAGATCGACCAGGCGACCGCCGACGCGCGGTTGGGCGAAGGCTCGACATACACGCACACTAATGTCTGGGGCGCCCCCATCACGACGAAAACCGGCACATCCGAGCTGGACTCGCTCGCCAACCGGGTAAAGCAAGACCCGTCGGGCGGCATGGAGCTGCGCGAGATCATGCGGCAGCACGACGTCGACCTTGGCCGCATCGGCATCGACAAGGCGTTCACGAGCTTCGACGACGATTACTACAAAGGATACCAGGACGACTACGCCGGGTTTTACAACCCGCAGCTCGACCGCCAATTCGGCGAGGTGGTGGACAAGACGACATCCGCGCTCGCAGGGCGCGGGATGCTTGAATCGTCCGTCGGCGCGAACACGTACGCGGACCTGGGCCGTCAGCAGACCGAAGCGCGCACGAACATCGCCAACGAGGCGGTCGACGCATCCAACAAGCTGCGCGGCACGGTCGAAAACTCGAAATCCAGTCTTTACAGTTTGAATGAGGCGTCGGCCAACCCTCAAGCGGTCAACGCGCAGGCGATCGGTCAAGCGTCTGCGCTGGTGGCCCCGCCCACGTATGACCCACTCGGTCAGGTGTTTGCCAGCGCTCTTGGGTCACTGAGCAACTACCAATCCGCCCGGCAGAATTCGCCGACCAAGACCTACTCGAGCCCGTACTCATCGGGCTACGGCTCCGGAAAGGTGTATAACTGATGTGCACGGGTGTTGAACTTCTGATGCTGGCGGGCAGCGGCATGGGCATGGTCGGGTCAGGGATCCAGCAACGCGAAGCCAACGCGAACCAGGAACGAATGGCCGAAGCGCGGAACAACGAACTGCGCCGCACGCTCGCCAAGAACGACGAGCTGGCGCAAAAGAGTCGCGAGGCATTCAACGAACGCCAGCAGAACACAACCGCCGACGCGTTGGCGCAAGACCAGGAAGACGCGACGCAGAAACGCGACGACACGCTGCAGGAGGCAGTGGCCGAGACGCCAAGTCCGGTCGCGAACGTCAGCCTTTCCGGTTCCGCGCCACAGGTTGTCCAGTCCGAGCTGGCTGGCCGCATGAAGGAAGCGATGTCGGACGGCAAGAAGCAGGCCCAAAACCTGTCCAAGTTGAACGGATACGGCGACACTTGGCTCAACCAGGGTTTTGCGGATGTCGAGACAGGGCGCGACATCGCGCAGGACGCCAACTTTGCATCGGGCAACCTCGCGATCATGCCCTACCAGCAGGATATTGCGGAAACAAGGGCGTACAAGCCCATCTCGCCGCTTGGCGGGCTGCTGCAGGGCGCGGGCAGCATGCTCGGTTCCTACGCGGGCGGCAGCGGCGGCCTGCCCAAGAAATCGCTAACCGACCCGTGGGCCGGGATGCGCAGCGCGAGCTACATCTGATGGTGAAAGTCTTCAACTCCTTCGGCGGCGACAACCCTATCGCGCAGACTTTGGATAGCCTGGGCAAACAGATGTTCGGCAACAACACTGCGAACGCGCTCAACAGCGAAAAGCTGTACGCAGCGCAGCGGGCCAATCAGGAGACAGACAACCTGATGTCCCGCGCGGCGCAGATGGGCGTTCAATCCATGGCCGCCGACCCGGTGGCGCAGGCGTTGCTGATCGGGTCGGGGTACGCTCCGAAGGATTTCGGGCAGATTGGCCTGATGGGTGCAGCGTCTGAGTTCGGCGCGGCGTCTCCGCAAGCACAGAACTGGCAGGTCGGCACGGGCCAAAGCTACAACAACACCGCGGACGCGTTCGGATCGAAACTCGCGGAGACCGCACGCAACAACAATATGGTCAGCTCAGATCGCCGGTACGGCGTGGATCAGAGCATCGGGCAGCAGCGCTACGAGTTCGACAACAAACCCGTCGGCGTGCTCGGCGCAGACATGCAGCCGACGTTCGGCGCGCAAGGCTCGCTTGCCGGCAGCGACATGCAGCCGATCATGTCGGACACGGACCGCAAAGGCACGCTGGTTGGCCAGCACTTCGGCGGCATGGGCGCGCTGCCAAGCGCAGAACAGAATTACATGGGCGCGGACGGCAAGAGCCAGTCGCCAAAGAACTACGTCCTGCCGAACGGACAGAGCCTGATCACGTACGACGGCGTGACCGACGCGCAAACCGGCCAGCCGCTGCCTCCGGGCGGCGTGATCGGCACGGTACAGGGTGGCGCGAAAGACGTGGGGCTGACCAACTCGACGCAAAGCGGTGTCCAGCAAAACATCTTGGCGAACAACAAGTTCACCAATCTTCTTGAGATGACACGCGAAGCCGCGATGAAGGACCCGAACAACTTCGGCGTGCCCGGCTTTGTCAAGGGCATGGCGCAAGACTTGACGCAGATCACACAGGGGCTGGCGACCGGGTTCGGGTATCGGGACGCGCAGGAGTACCTGACGTCTGCGCAACGCGACATCGCACAGAGCGGCGTGGATCCGAACCTTTTGAGCGGCGTCTTCGACCCGAACCTCGACGAGCTGCGCACGCTGGCCGACCTGATGGTGTACTCGGCGGCCGAAGCCTTGGCCGGGCAGTCTGGCCGAAGCGTGTCTGACAAAGACGTGCAGTTCTTCAAATCGATCGTCGGCGATCCGCAGTCGTGGATCATGAACCAAGAGAAATACCTAGCCAAGATCAATCAGATTTCTCGTATCGTGGACATGAATCAGGGCACGCTGCAGGACGCACAGCAGAACGGCGCGGTGCCGTCTGCGGGGCCGCAGGCGCCTGCCGCGCCACAAGGCGGGCCAGTGGCCGGCACGGTTGAAGACGGTTTCGTGTTCAAGGGCGGCGACCCGGCTGATCCGGCCAACTGGCAGCAGGTGCAGTGATGGCAGGCCCTTGGGAGAAATACCAGCAGGCTCCGGCCGCGGCAGGCCCATGGCAGAAGTACCAGTCGGCCCCCGCCCCACAGGCAGCAGCGCCGCAGCCCGAAGACGTGCGCGGCGCAACAGGCGTGCCCGGTGGCGTCGCAGAAACCCCTGCCCCGGCGCCGCCAGCAGCTCCGGTCAATCAGGGTAACGACGCGCCGGTGTACGCCGCGCAGCAGACCAGCCGCGGCGTTGCCGATGTGCTTGGCGCTCCGGTCGATCTGATGTCAATGGCCGTCAACATGGGGCTGGTTGGTGCAGACAAGATGGCCGAGCTATTCGGCGGCAATCTCGACGCCCGCGTGCAGAACCCGATCGGTGGCTCGGACTGGATCGCGGACAAGGCGTCCAGCGCATACGAAGGCATAGGCGGGCGCGTTGTGCCGCCCGAAGCTGTTTCGCCCGGTGTGCGGCTCGCTGGCGCCGGTGCGCGTGGCCTGTCCAGCGCGGTCATCCCCGGCATGGCGCTGGCGAGCAAGCCTGCGCAAGTCGCAGCGCAGGCCGGAAAAATGGGGTCCGTTGGCCGCGTCATGGCGCAGCCCTACGCATCCCGCCCCGGTTCGACGCTGGTGCACGATGCCGCGGCAGGTGTCGGCGCGGGCATGGGCGCTCAGAGCGTTGACGAGTATGCGCCTGAATCAGTGCAGGACTCATTCGCAGGGCCATTGCTCAAGGCGGGCGCGGCCCTTGCGGGCGGCGTGGGCGGCTCGGGCCTCGCCAGTGTGGCGGAAGGCTCTGCGCGTGGCGTCGGCAACATGGCGCGGAACATGGTCAAAGGTAAAGGCGACCCGAATGCGCCGGTCAACCCGGCCACAGGGCAACCGTTCACGCGCACAGAGATGGATCGTGCGGCCTACGTTGCGCAGCAGATGCCGACCGACAAGGCGCAGGCGCTCGACAACATCGACACCGGCGCGAAGGAATTCCGCCAGTTCGCCGGCGACAACGAGATGCCCACGGTCGGCATGCTCGCCGACGACATCGGCATGGCCAGCCAAGAAAACGTGCTCCGTGCGCGTGACCCGCAGCGGTTCGCCGAACGGGACGCGGCACGCAGATCGCTCGCAAGCCAGCGTGTCGATGCATCTGCGCCCCGCGGCGCGGACGGCCGCAATTTCACCAACGAGGCGGCCCGGCAGCACGACGACGCGTTGAGGGCCGCCAGTGCCCAGGTCGACGACGTTGCGGCCAGACAGGCCGCGGCACAGGCCGACGTACGTCGCCAGAACACAGACCTGGAAGCGTACCGGGCGCAACAGCCCGAAGCGTCCAGCGCCATGGCCAGCGACTACGAGGCGGCGCGCAAGGCTGCGCGGTCGCAGAAAAACGCTTTGTACGATGCTGCGGACCCGAAGACGCCGGTCGATGGCCGGTTCCTCGACGAGGCGGTCAAACGTATCGACGACGAGATGCCTGCGATGGAAAAGGCAGCCGGCGGTCCGTATTCCGTTATCGCGAACCGGGTGCGCAACCGGCTCGCGAGCGAGGATCCGGTCACATATGGCGACCTGAAAGCGCTCCGCGCACAGATTTCCGAAGCAAGAAAGGCCGCGGTGTGGGCGTCGGGCCAATCCGTGGCCGGGTCCGGCGCGGATGTGCAGCGCCTCGATCAGCTCGGCAAGGTGGTTGACCATCTAACCGACAAGGTAAATCCGGAAGCCGCGCGCTTTTATAGCGAGGAATACGCCCCGCGGTTCAAGGAAGGCAAGTCGGGCGAATACGGCGCTGCGCTTGATCGCGCTGCGAGAACTGGTGGCGACTCGTCAGCGACCCGCCCGAGCGAGTTCGGCGACAAGTTCTTGCGCAAGCCGGAAGACGCGGCGAGCCTGAAGAAGGCGGCGACCCCGATCCGCGGACCGAACGACAAAACAGCGCTGCCCGGCCCGGAAGCCAGCGGCCCGCCGACGGCTTCCAGGCCTGATCAGGCCACTGTCGCGAATGCGAAGAACTGGATGCTTGGCGATTTGGCCAAGTCTGGTGTGCTGACCGACGACGCCGGAATTCGCTTCGACAAATTCAAGCAGTGGGCCGACAAGAACCGCAAGACGATCGACCAGTTCCCGGAGATCGCGGAGACGGTGGATACCGAGTTGGCCAAGGCTCAGCGGGGCGGCGCGCTGTCCCGTCAGCTCGGCAAGGAAATTGCCGAAGCAAAAGCCGCCATGAAATCCACCGAAGCCGAAATGCGCTCGAGTGCGTTGCGCAACGCCATCGGCCGCAATCCGGCGAACGCCGTCGACGGTATCATGTCGAGCGGCGATCCGGAGAAGCAGATGGTCGAAATGGTCACGAGGCTATCCGGCAACAAGGACGCGACGGACGGGCTCAAGGCCGGTGTGCGTGACTGGATCAAAACCAAGGCCGGACTGACCAGCAAGATCGTCGGCGACCCCGACGCGGTGCGGCTTAGCCGGGCCAAGGTGGAAAATCTGTTTCAGAAGCACGAGAAGACGCTCGCCAGTGTCTACAGCCCCGACGAGATGAACGCGCTGCGCCAGGCGCACAAGCTGCTCGACGCCGAAGCGAAGTTGGACGTGCGGGCGACATCCGGTTCGAACACCTTCGACAAGATCAAGGCCGGCCAGAAGGCCAGCGCCACGCAGAACAAGCGGCTGATGGAAGCAGCGCTGAAGGCCAAGTTCGGCGTGCTCAAGGGCGGCGGCATCTTCCGAACGATGAACCTGTTCCTCGAATCGCTGCCTGACGGCAGTCGCGGCTTGGACGACATTCTGTTCGACATGCAGTTCAACCCGGACCTCGCCAAGCATTTGCTGACACGGCCGGTCAAGGACGTCGGCTCGCCGGACTGGAACTCGAAGCTCAACTCGCTCTTGGCGGTCGCGACAGGCGCCCGCGAGTCTGTGGGCGCGGACTAGTCCTCCTGTTGTCGAGGCTTGACCTCAGTGTATCCACCAGGCCCGGCCAGCGCGGCAGCTATGCGCTGTGCTGCACCATAGTCGAAGCACTCCGCAATATTGTTCCCGTCATCAAGGATTGAATATTTGAAGCAGCAATGCGCGGTTTCAGATCCGTGGTGCAGCGCGATCCCCGTCAGATCTTCGGAGTTGTACGTCTGCCACGTAATCCCCTTGTCTCCGGTTCGCATGTATTCAAAGTCGCAATCGGACATGAGTTGCTCCTTATCCAGTCCTTGCGCCGTGGGATAAGCGCCAAAATCTGATGCCATGTCATCGGGAACTCCTATTGTTTGCGGTGATATTTCGCGACAAGATCGAGAAGCTGGCCATACGTCATATTGCCTGGGATGCAGTCACGGAGAGGCGCATCCCGAGTTATGGCGAGCGGCGCATTCATGTTCACGACCCGCGTGAAAGGGTCTACCGGGTCTTTGTCGTCGCCGCCAAGTTTGTAAGCTTGTGCCATCGTTCATTGCTCCTTCGATTACGGTGTGAATGTCCCGCCGCAGGACTTGCATCGGTAGCCGTCAAAGACGGGGTCCGGGTGCGGCTCCCAATCCGGTTTCTTGCACGATCGCTCACGGCATGTGCGGATCATATAGCTTCGTGACATAGCCACTTCCATTTCAGCTTCATAAAGGTCATCTGCTGCATCGCCCATTGTTCACTCCTTCGATTTATGAGTGGCGGTCCAAGGCATCAACAATCCATTCTTCAGGTGGGCTGTTGTTTGCCTGTTCAAATTCGGCCCGCAGGTTGTCGCAATTTTCATGCGGGCTGCACCGGCCACCGCTCGCGCCGCAGCCATAGCCTCGGGTGATCATCCGGGGCATACCTTTCACGAAGTACGCAAGCGGACATGTTGGGTCTTCGGTCATGCCAGTGCTCCTGTTATTTGCGGGCGAACCGCGTTTTCAATTGGCCGCGCGACAGGCGCACCCCGGTTTCAATTTCGATGCGATCCGCCACCTGCTGCCGGGTCAGCGATCCATTGTCGTACAGCGCTTGCGCCCATTCCATCTTGTCGGCGGGGATCTCACCCTTGAGCTTCGGCCCGCGCTTCTGCAACTCTTTCTGCGGCACATGAACCCTTGCGCCCGCTGCCTCAATGGCCTTGCGCATCTGGTTGGCTTTGGCTCCTGGGCCTAGATCACTCAACTGGATCATGACCACGACCACGCCGGGGCGGCACGTCGCCAGCATGGCGTTAAGCTCCATGCGGTCGGTGCTCTTGCTGTCAATAAAGACCTTCCCCTTTTCAAACTCAAAGCCGAGCTTTCTAAGTTCGCGGTCGCTGCGATTGTACCCGTAGGCGATGTAAGCATCTTTTGTCATGCGCCCGTTGTACGCTATTTATGTTCATATTTTCAATAGCACGATGTTTATGGTCGTGTCTATAATTATGTCGGCGTAATGCACGTATTAACTGTTGACTTATGCGCGAATTTCTGGCGGTATGGTTCTCAGAATAGAAATCATGCAAGGGACGATGGGGTTCGGCGAGCGCTGCCGGAGCAATAGTAAGCGAGGCGCGGCCCATTAGCGGGACAGCGATCCGGTCGGCCAACCGGAGCCAGATAAACGCCGCAAGCAGCGTTCACCGAACCCCATAAATCAAAAGGGAGACCAGCGACATGGAAGAGTCCAACCGCAAAGTCAGGATCGAGATGCATTTGATCGGTATCGAGCGCCAGCTCAAGACCAATGAGGCTTACGTGAAGGACGGCGGTGGCGATGTCACAATGGCCGAAATTGGCAACTCCCATGTGCGAGATGCCATCGCAGAAATCCGCAAGGAATTGGCCGGCGAGGTGACGTATCCAGATCCGTTTCTGATGATAAAGTCACCGGCATTTAACTAGAACATTTAGGGGACGAACCCGATGAGCATGATGCCGACTGGCGACAAGGGGCAGCGCTATGAAGTCAGCGCCACCGGATACCCGCTGAAAGACGAGCCCTGCATCATCGGATGGGTGGACCAGATCGATGGTGCGAAGCGCATGGCGCTGAGTATCGCGAAGGCTCCCGGCTGCGTGTCTTGGACGATCCGCGATCGGTGGAACAAAACCCCGGAATGGCCGGGCGGAAAATACACTCAAATGGTTGGCGCGGGTGGTCTGCGCTAACCGCAAACAATAGGGACGATGACCATGGGACAGAAGATTGACAAAGCTGCACTCGCTGTTGCGGTGAAGAAGACGGCGAAGCTTCGGGTTGAGGATGTCGGCGGGCGAAAAGAGCGCCCTGCCGAGACGGTCGCAAGCTGCCTCAATCGTGGCTTTGGCGACCTCGGATCGCCGGAAGGGATTGAGTACATTTTGCGCCACGCCATCAAGTATTACTTGGCCGAAACCACCAACATCTAAAGGACATCAGGCATGACCAAATTCGCAACGCACGGCGTCTTGGGCGCATCAACCGGCATCCTCATGGGCGACATCGGCGACCTCTACAAGGTCGTTTCGTTTCTGCTCGGGCGACCTGCTCACACGCATGACCTCGCCCACTACGGCAAGCGTGTCGCAGATGCTTTGATCATCTGCCATCCCGAATTGCCAGACGATGCGCCCGATGGGACGTGGGAAAAGGTCCGCGATGCGTTCACCTCAAAATGGGGTGATGAAATGGAACTTGACCCGGCGCTTGACGCGGTCTTGGCCGACGACAGAAACCCCATCGAAACGCTCCGAGATATGGGCTTCGGTGGCAAGATCACAACTCTGTAATTCAAGGGACCAAACCAATGGCCGATGAACTAAAGACTATCGATGATCTGGTCGCTCTCGACCGTGACGACATGGTTGACGAGATCGAGGAAGTGATCTCAGAAAGCTTCGATATCGATTGGACAGCGAGGGTAGGCGCGGAACGCATCGCGGACTACCTAATCAAGCTTTCAAAAACCGCGTAACAATAGGGAAGTCCGATGGAAACGAAGCCAACAGAGCACGGCTTTGCGCTTGGCAAGTTCACCGACGCATACAATGTGCCGTGCTCGATCCAAGAGAGCAGCAAGTGCGCAAACGATGACGGCGAAAGCTACATCTGGCTTGGTTGTGATGAACTCGGGTTGAAGCAATTCATGCCGAACGGCAATCCCGCTTGGCGCGATGTCGACTTGCACGAAGCATTCCCCGCCGCTGAGTATTTCAGCCACAATACGCGGATGCACCTCACTCAATCACAGGTCCGCGCTTTGCTGCCTCAGTTGCAGTATTTTGCAGACCACGGAACACTGAAACAATAGGGACGATTGCCAAGGGCCGCAAGAAATGCAACTTAAACTGAATTTTGCGCCGACCTAACGTGGCGATTGAAAAGGGAGATCATTATGCAAAATGTAAACGTTAAAGAATTTTGGGAAAAAGGGTATTTGATAATCCCCAACGTGTTCACGCCCGAAGAGATTGAGCAGTATCGCCAAGCCGCGCTTGCAACGAAGGCGACAGGTGGCGACCTTCTTCTGCGGCCCGGTTTCAGCGGCATCATCACGGATGGCCGGCTGGCGTCAGTGGCGCGGCAGCTACTTGGTGTTGAGGATATCCTCTATGCCGGTGACAGCTCGCTAACAATAAACTCCAGCCAGCACGGTTGGCACAAGGACAACGCCGACCGCATGGATGCCGATGCACCTGATTGGCAGGGGCGCTATACCCAGCTCCGCTTTGGGGTCTATCTTCAAGACCACCACCAGCACAGCGGCGGGCTTAACCTGCGTGAAGGATCGCACGACATCGTGGATCTTGCGCGCGGCAAGTGCTTGTACATCCGAACAACGCCCGGCGATCTCGCTGTCTGGAATATGCGGATCACGCACTCTGGCAATGGGGCAATTCTCAAAGACCCGAATGCGCCTGCGCCGACGCCTGGAGAACTGCCCAAGATTCCTCCAGAGCAACTGGCCCCACTCCACGAGCACCGGATGTCCATATTCGCGCACCTCGGGGCGAACGACAGCCACGGGGCCAGATATGTGGATTATCTGAAGACTCGAACATACATCGTCAACATGTGGCGTCGTCAGGGCTACAGCGATGAAGTGCGCCAAGAAGTAAAGCGGGCCGGTATCACGCTTCGGGACATGCCTGCGGAAGTCGCAAACGACCCATCGGCTGGGCTTAATGAAGGCTGGGCACCCCTTCCGTATTGATTAATCGGGTCATGTGCCCGCATATTTTAGGGCACATGACCCGCGTCACATCTCCAATCGCGCCGCCAGGCTCTCCGCAGAGTGGTGGCCGTACACGCGGTCGACCGTCGTCGCCGTATCTCCCAATAGCTTCCCCACATCGTAGATCGAAACGCCGTCCTGCAGCAAGTGTGTCGCGCGAGAGTGCCGGATGATGTGCAGGTGCTGCTTGCCTTCCGGCAGACCGACCGCCCTCGCCAGCTTGCGGACGCGCCGGTAGTAATCGGGGTATTGAAACAGCCGGTCGTCGCCGCCCGTCTCCAGCAATGCCGACACGACCGGCTCCATGGCCTTGAGTATCGGCACGATCGGCTGCCTCTTCTTGGTGGCCTTTTTGTCGGCCGGCTTCAGGATAATGCGTCGCTCGCGCCAGCGGACCTGGCCACGGGTCAGGTTCTCGATCGAGCGGCGCCGGGCGCCGGTCAAATACAGCAGCCGCAGAAACAGGCCGACATCACCTTCTGCGTTGTCAGCCGCCGCGAAAAGCGCCTCTAGCTCATCGTGCGCCAGGTACGACACCTCGTCGTCCCGCCCGCCCCCGACCGAAGGCAGCTCGACGTCGACCGGCACAGCACCGGGCTTACGGTTCTTGACGGCGTGATTGGCCGCGGCGACGAGCACCGTCAGCTCGCGGCGGATCGTCGATGCGCCAACCGGTTTGTTCCGCCCAGGGCCGCCGCCTACGCGGCCCGCAGCTCTGCCGGCGGCGTACGCTTTGCTGGCCGCGATGTCCGCATCGCGCACCGGCATCTCGCCATAGTATTGCTTCAGGGGGTATATCGCGAACTCGTTGCGCTCTGGCGCTGCGCATTTGGCGCGCACGTGTTCGTCCATATATCCATCGAGCACCTGCCCGACGGTCAACACACCGTCGCCCTTGGGCTTGCGAAGCTCGCGCCCGTTGATTAAGAACTCGCCGAACCTAAGCTCCGCTTGATCTTTGTCTCGCGTACGAAGGCTGATGCTTCTTGTTGTGCGCGCGCTCTCGTCGTACCAGAACGCGTAAAAGATTCCGTTATCGCGCGTGTCGAGCCACGGGGTCGTCCTCTTGGGTCTCGCCATATGTTTTTGAACTCCCCTACCTTCCCGATTCCGAAGCGCATGTGCCCGCCTTCGGTTCGGCTGCTTGGCTCGAACTTCCCTTCGTTCACATAGCGAGTGACCGTGCGGACCGACACGCCGACTTTTTTGGCGAACTCACCGATCTGCATCAATGCTCCTGTTCCTTGACCGCGGACGCGCGGTCAGAAGACGCGTACGGATTGCGATGTTCGGGGTCCACTTCTTTGCGGCCTTCGTGCCATTCGTACTGCTCCATCGAACCTAGCGTTTCTAAAAACGCGGTATCGTCGTCCCGCCCTGCTTGGCGGACCTTATCTCGCCGAGGCTGCATGTCTTTCCACCACTGTTGGTCGCGCACCCGAGTCATGAATTAGTGCTCCTGTTCCTTGCTCTTACGCAGGATGGCCAGGATCTCCATGGCGTCTGCCCAATCGAGCGGTTGGTTCACGCGCAGCCAAACTCGGCCGTCGCCCATGTCCTTCAGATCCATGTCGGAAGCCATCGCGCCTCGTGCGGTCACGCCGCGGGCCGGCAACAGGTCTTCCTTGGCCACATCGAGCGCAGCCGCCAGCGCGTCAAGGCGCACCGGGTTCGGCATGTTGCGGGCGTTCACATATTGGGAGATGGAATCGCGGTTGATGCTGCCTTCGGGCATGTGTTTGGTCGCAGCACGCGCGAGGTCGCTCTGATTCCAGCCGCGCTTCACCATCTCAGCCTGCAGTTTCCTGGCGAACTCCAGGGCCACGGCATCCCGCGGCGCTGATTTCGGCAGATCGCCATGCGGCTCTGTGTGTATGGTAAGTCGTCTTTTGGGCATCTCAAGTTCCCCCAACACCGGTTCGCTCTCCTTCCGTCCACTATCGTTCTTGCTATATTAACAAAGATAGGTGCCTGTCCTCCGATTTGCAAGAGGCTTTGTCTTGCAAAATCGAAACTTGTCGGAAAAAGAAGGTTTCGACACATGCGGGCACCGCCCGCGGCGCGCTTATGCGCGATTTGCGACCGGTTGTCGAGGTGGGGTGCTAAATTTCGAAGGGGGTCTAGTCTTTGTTTTTCGTGATCATGTGGGATATCAGCATGTTGAGTTGCCCTTGCATCGCGGTCAAAGAACCTTCGACCCGCGACCAATGTGACACCATGTCGCTTTCCTTCATCATCTCGTCCCGCGTTCTGTTGACCCGCTCGTGAAGGGTGGCCACTTCCTTGTCGCAATGATCTCGGGCTTTTGATGTCTTGTGTTCGATGGTGGCGTGGATCTGTCTGTCGCGCACGATGGCGCCGCCTACAATCGTCACCAGGGTGGCCGCAATCCCCAACAGCCCTACGACATCTGTGTTCATGACCAGCAGCCTTGTTTCTTGCCGAACTCGTCCGTGGATACGACCCACCGCGACAACGCCGCTTCTTCCTTCGCCATGCGCACCGGGCTATTCGCCCTGGGTGGCTTTTTCCACCCCGCGCAGTTCGTCGCATTCGTCTGGCAGCCCGCCAAGACCAATGCAGACATCACGACGGCTGCGGGAGCCCACATCGTTATCGATCGTGTTTCGGGTTTCATGGGCCTCCACCGTGTCCTTGAGTCGTTCGTTGTCTGTGGCCGTAGAGCTGGCCCAATAGCCTGCGCCGTAGACTGCCGCGCCGACGAGCGAGACCGCGACAAGCACAGCGGCCGCGCGCCCGAGCGGAGTGGCCAGGAGCGCGATCACGAGATTTCCGCAATCGCAGAGCGTGCGTTCGACTTCTTCTTGCGGCGATCATAGACGATGTACCCGGCCACTCCGGCGATCACGAGCGCCAGCAAGACCCACGGGCCGAAACTGATGAATGTCGCGCTGGTTTCCTTGACGGCTTCTGCCGCCTCTTTCGCCGCCATAGCTGTGCCGGCCACGCCGGTGCACGCGGTGCCGACTTCGGTGACGGACACCCTGCCTTCCGCGGCGACGTTCTTGACGACCTGCTCCGTTGCGGGCGGAAGCGCGGCTTTGTCGAGCCCGCGATGCCGGCGCTGCACTTCTGTGAGCGCTGCGTGCACCTGCGCCACCGACACGCTCGCGCGTTGGCCGCCATAGTGGCCTCTGCCATCCGTGTTGGGCAATGACGCCCACTCTCGAGCGAGGTTGTTGACGAGGGTGTCGAGCTTCAGCCGCCCGGCCAGCCATTTGTCGATGCCGCGGCCGCCGAGAAGGTAGCACGCCATGCGGTCCTGCATGTCGCGGTCGAACATGGCGCTGGGGCTGTTGCGCAGCGCGACGTCTATCTTGCGCCGGGTCGTGCGGACGATCTGGTACCGACCGAGCGCGGACGAATTGAACGAGTTGCGCGGATGCGCGAGCATGCGCGACTGCAGCGTGTCGATCTGCGCCAGCGTCATGCCCACCAGGTTGACGTCGCCGCCGGTGTACGCGCCATAGGCCAGCGTTTCGTTGTAGCCGTCGCCTTTGTCGGTGCCTTCGGACGTCCCGATCAGGTCGAGCATCGGTCGGTACACATAATACTTATCGGGCATCGACACTGTCCTTTTGTCGAAACTTGAACGTAGGAATGTTGTCTCATCTTTCAACAAGTATGGCAAGACCTGCCTCTGAAAAGCATGTCGAGGATTGCTCCGTTAACTGCGCAGTTAACGGAGCAATCTGTCGCGTTTCTCAGGTTTCACGATGCCGATAAGAGCAATGTTTTCAGCAAAACTTTGTCGAATGTTGTCAGTTTTTAGGTTCGAAAACTGCCTTCACACGGCAGGGGTCACAGGTTCAATCCCTGTCGCGCCCACCACCTAAACCACTGAATTAGCTTCGAAAATTAACATACGCGACATTGTCGGTTCGACAACTTTCGCGATGCACTGCTCCGCTAAAAGCCATATTCAGTTTGGCAACCCTGGCCACGGCGGAATTTAATTCCGCAAGCGATTCAAGGCTCTGTTGTCGAAAGAACGCACCGGCTGCGCGTTCGAGCTCGCCTGCGGCAAAAAGATACTCCGGCAGCCCGCCGTAGCGTTCTGACGTGTCGCGGAGACTGTTTGTGATCTGTGCTATGTTCATTTGCGCCACGAGCCTTTCTTCACGTCGAACCCATTCAGACGGTTCGCGTCCTTCAATTCCGTCAGCTTGTCCCGAAAACAGCCTTCCGGATCGTTTTTGAGTTCGAACTGCTTGATCTGCACGCCCACATGCACCGGGCCTTCGATTTTTGCGTACTGCGGGTTTCCGGGCGCGTTCCACACTGCGGCCAGCGTCAAATCCGCACCCGTTGGCATGCGGACGACGCGATCAGCCGACTTGCACAGGTTGCGGAACTGCGTTTCGAAAAGACGAGCGTAGCGCCCAAGTTTCGTGGTCATTTCCTGTACCTCTCTCCTTCGAAGCCTTCGGCGGCCACCGGAAGACCGGCAGCCCACGCAGGCAAATCACACATGATTTCTTCCATCTCGCCAACAGACCCGTGGCCGCCCGGCACTTCGCAGACCACTTCGTCGTGGACCGTCAAAATTATCGGGTAGCCCGCCGCTTCGAGCCGCGGCATCGCGTCAGCCAACACATCGCGGGCGACGGCCTGCGTGGCATTTTCCGCGAGCATTCCGCCATAGGTCTTGATCCGCGCCCATGTCGGGCTGTTGCGCTCGTCCTCGACGATCTTCTTTTTCTTCGACACGTCGATCGTCGAGAAATATGTCAGGCCCTCTTTCGTACCGCCCCACGGCACTTCGAACTCGCGCACTTCGGGGAACGGGTACATCATGAACCGGCCGCTCGGCAGCCGCATGAACAGGAACGATCCGGCGCATTTGAAGACGATCCGGCCCGCGCGATGGATCGAGCCTGGCGCGCGCACCGCGGACACCGCCGCGTTCTCCATGTCGTACCAGAACTGCTTGATGGCCGGGTGCTTCTCGCGCCAACCGTCGCGGATGGCTTCGATCTCAGGCACGTCAAGGTTCACGCCATAGGCTTCGGCCATCGTTGAGAACGCGCCGACACCGCCCTGATACCCAAGGGCCAGCTCCGGCACCTTGCCGTGGCTCTGCCGTTCGTCCTTCGTCACGTCGCCCGGATCCTTGTGCAGAATGCCGCCGGCGGTGATCTTGTAAAGGTCGTGGCCGACCCCGGCATCGAAATCACGGAACGCGTCGATCTTCCACATTTCGCCGGCG